GTCCCCCGATGGACGGCGGCGAGGAGCACTCGGAGCCGAGCGGCGGGTCCTCCTGGGACGCCCTCGACGACCTCGGCTTCTCCGCAGCGGAGCCCAAGCCCGTGAAGGCCCATCCGAACCAAACCCCGGGTGAGGTCCCCCGGGCCACCGCCGTGGCGGGCGCCGGCAAGCAGAGGCCGTGGTACCTCCGCGACCTCTTCAAGTCTAAGAAGCCGAAGGCGGCCGAGAAAGACACCTGGGACGCCTACGCGAACCACGGCCCGGCCGGCGACCGCGACAGCAAGGACGTCGAGTTAGGCTCGGCGGGGAAGCCCGGGCCGGACAGGCCCAAGAAGAAGGCCAAGGCGAAGAAGCCGGCCGAGAAGAAGCCCGACGAGAAGGACGACGACAACAAGTGAAGAAGGCGAATCGACTCCTCCGTGAGATGTTTGGCGTGACCGAGGCCACGCCGACCGGACAGGCCCGGCGGGAACCCGGCGGCGGCGGCTCCCGGCCGACGCAGCAGCAGCAGTCCCCCCGCTACACCCCCAGCACGGCGCAGGCGCAGGCCGACGTCGACAGCGGCCAGTCGGTGGCCAAGAAGGAGGGCGCCGTGGACGAGTCAATCGACACCGGTCTCCGAGTCTCCGGCGACAAGGCCACGCTGGGAGCCCTCTGCGACTGCCTCCACGAGGCGTCGGTCGCCATCGGTGACAACCAGGACCTGGCCGACTGGGCCGAGCAGGCGTACAAGGCCTGCGCCCAGGCCTTCCGTCTGACCACCACCTCACCGAGCGTCACCCTGCCGCCGTTCGAGGAGACTCCTGACATCGATAGTTTCAATGACGACCCAGGCACCGGCGCCTCGGACGAGGATTGAGGAACCATATGACCCGCGTAACCACGAGCAGTTGGCACCGCCTCCGGGAGTCCACCGAGGGACCGAACGTCACGATAGAGATTCCCCGGGAGTGGGCCGAGGAACTCCTTCGCTCGCTCGCGACCGCTCTCGAGATTGAGGACGACGGCGGCGAGGAGCCGGACGCGATGGGCATGCCCCACACGGAGCCGGACGAGGACGACCTCGGCGGAGCGGACGACGGTGACGGTGACGCCGACGGTACCGACGAACTCGACTTCGACCTCCCGGCCGGCGACGACGCCGAGGACGACGAGGAGCCGGACGAAGACGACGATGATGACGAAGACGACGAGGAGGACGAGGCCGTCGACTTCTCCGGCTCCGACCGCGGAACCCGACCGAAGACCGCCCTGGGAGAGGGCGCCACTGGCGGGGCCTGGGCCCTGGTCGAGAAGCACATCGGCTTCAAGAAACTGAAGGGCGAACTCTCGCACGAGAGGGGCGTCAAGGACCCCGGCGCGCTGGCCGCCGCAATCGGTCGCAAGAAGTACGGAGCCAAGGGAATGGCTCGGAAGGCCGCCGCCGGTCGTCGGAAGTGACCTGAGCGTCTGAGCGAGGTCGCGGCGGGCCGGCCCTGGGGAAACCCGGCCGGCCCGAGTTAGTTTAACCCAGAGGACGGAGGAAGCACGCATGGGATTCACCGGGGAGCCCCGCTACACCGGCCCGCTGGCCAACCACGACGGTCGAATCGCTGCGCTGGAGAGGCGGGTGACCGCCCTCGCGGTGACCGCCGTGAGTCAGGCCGCCGCGGTCCCGTCCGGCCTCTACCTCGGACGGCAGACGTTCACGGGCTCATTGGGCAACTACAGTCCCACACCCGGCGCGTCCGCCGCCGTTTGGACCCTTGTCGCGGGCGGGGGCGGGGGCGGCTACGCGGGGGGAACGGCGGGCACAATCGCGGCCGGCGGCGGCGGGGCGTCGGGGGCGTGGGCGGTCCTTCCCCCGACGCAACCGACTGCCTGCGCGGTCGCGGTCGGAGCCGGCGGCCCGGGGGGCTCCACGAGCGTCCTCCTCAACGGCTCCCAAGGGGGGTCGACTTCCATCTCGGGGTCGTTCGGGGTGTACCTCGTTCCGGGCGGCACCGGGGGCAGCGGGAACGCCGGCTCGTCGTCGACGGCCGTCGTCGGCGGCGGAGTGGTGCTCGTGGCCTCCGCCTCGCTTCCTCCGGGAGTTGCCCTCGGCGGCTGCAACGGCGGCCTCGGCCGGGCGATTAGCGTCGGCTCGACCCTCGTTGAGACCCAGGCGGGGGAGGGCGGGGCGTCGCCGTGGGGCGTCCCCGGCTACTCAACGGTTCCGCTCGCCGCCGGCGCCGCTGGGTCCGGCTACGGCGCCGGCGGCTCCGGGGCCAAGAACTTCGGCGCCGGCGTCAACTACGGCGGCGGCGCGGGGGCCCCGGGGTTCGCCTTCGTCGACGAATACTCGTGAAACGCAGGCCCCGGTCCGACATCCGCGGTCATCGTCTAGGTAAACCCTGAATGCCGCGGATTGTCCCGCGGTCACTGAAGAGAGAGCCCAGGAGAACCAAGCGATGGCCGAGATACTCGAGACCAACACGATGCTCGCGAACACGTTCGAGCCCAAGCGGAAGTTCCGCTGGATTATGGACATCGACGGCATCGACGCGTTTACCCTGAAGACCGGCGCCCGGCCGCAGATGACCTTCGAGGAGACGGTCATCGACTACATCAACACGAAGCGGTACGTCGCCGGCAAGATGACGTACAGCCCGCTGAACATCACCCTGCAGGACCCCATCGCGCCCTCCGCTGCACAGAAGGCGATATCCTGGGTCCGGCTCGCCTACGAGGTCATCACCGGCCGCGGCGGCTACGCCTCGCAGTACAAGAAGAACTTCGACATCAAGATGCTGGACCCGCAGGGAGCGGTGGTCGAGCAGTGGAACATCCAAGGCGCCTGGATTCAGGATTTCAACGGGGGAGAATTAGATTTTGCCAGTTCTGACAATGCCGAGGTGGCCCTCGTTATCCGTTATGATGCTGCGATTCATATCATGTAAGTATTGATTACCATTAGGTAACCTAAACCATTAGGCCATGGTATCTTCACCGTGGCTTTTGTTTTGCCTCCACTCTCCACTGTCACTACCTACTAATATGCAATGCAAGTGTGGGTGTCAAAGCGAGTTGAATTCCACGGACCTTCTGCTTGGGAGGGAGTACATGTGGGGTCACAAGACAAAGAGCGTTCGTCCGACTGCGGCTCTGAATTTTTGTCGATGTGGTTGTGGCACAGCGGTCAGGGGACAGTGGGTCAAGGGACATTATTTGCGTGGAACTCCTGATGACAGACCTCCGTCACAGTTACAAACTTCATGCAAATGTGGATGCGGAGAACTGGCTTCACCCGGTGCTCGTTATATCGACGGACACTTCCAACGAACAGATGGCTTTCGGCTTGAAAAACGGCGAATGATGGAACGGCTATGGAGTGAAAGTCCCGAGCAGTTCGAGGGACGTGACGTTTGGAGTACCGGATTGACGAAACAGACCGATGAACGTCTTGTTAAGGTCGGCAGAAAGATTTCAGAAACGTACACCCTAGAAAAGAGAGAGCGCTACAAGCAACTCGGTCGTGAGGCCGCCAAATTTCTTCCACATCCGTCGGGTCCCGACGCTCACAACTGGCAGGGAGGCATCACTGAGTTTCGGAAGATGGGAAAGGGTGCTAACGGTCGGTCGGGTCAGACCCTCTATACGGTCTGGAAGCAACCGTTATTGCGAGCGGCTGATAATCGCTGCACATTTTGTGACATCGGTTGGGGAGAACTCCACGAAGATGGTTCCAAGGCCGAAATCCATGTTCATCATTGCGGTGAAACCATGTCTTCAATCATTAGAATGTTCACCGTTGGCATCACAGACGTAAACGCTCTTTCATGGGACGAACGAGTGGACATCTGGCAGAACATCATCGATTATCATGTTGATGCAGAGGTTCCGGGACAGGTGTTATGTGATAAGTGTCACTTCAGGGCCCATCGTAAGAGCCCAGATGTCGATTATTTCCCGACGCCTACGACGCTGCCGGGTTCTGACGTCGCCGGCAGTGCTACTATATCGTACATGCATTGACCAACACGGCATTGGACCGCAAGTGAAGTTCGAGGCGCCCGCAGGCCCCCTGTATCACTACGTTATCGTTCGCTCGGACCTCCCTCACGGGGTGCAGGTCGCCCAAACGATACATGCCGCCGGAGAGAGTTGCGAGGGACCGCTCCCCAGCGGAACCTACGCCGTCGCTCTGGCGGTTCCCAACGAGGACTCCCTCCGCTCCCTGGCCCAGCGGCTATGGGACGGGGAGGTCCCCCACACGGTCATCGAGGAGGTCGACGGGCCGTTCGCCGGTCAGGCGATGGCGATTGGATGTTGGCCGACGCGGGAACGAGAGCGAATGCGGCGGTTCACCAGCAGCCTCCCCTTGGTCCGCTGAGATAGGATGGCTGCATGACAGGAATTAACATCTTTCAAGCCGATAAGACGGACATCGTGCTCGCGCACGTCACGAGCATCAAGGAGTACGGAACGAGGCCGGCGTCCTCGGCGTATGAGGTCCGTCTCACGAACGGCGACGGGGTCCTCGTTTCCAAGGAACAGCGGGAAGCCATCCTCGAGTTGCTCTCGCCGGTTCAGTCGTCCGTTACCGTCTCCGTTTCATCCACTGAGGCGGCCGGCAAGCAGCAGCAGTGATATAGTTACGCTATGGAGTCGTTGGGGTCAAACCCGGCGGCTCCGCCAAGGCTGGGTGGTGTCAATGGAGCACACTTTCTAGAAAAGAAGCGAAGGTTTGAATCCTTCCCCGGCCACCATTTTGCTTGGGTCCCCTCGAGGGATGTAGACGGGCAGACCGTTACCCAAGCGCCGTTTTCGCCCCCGTAGTTCAACGTTAGAACAACCGGCTTTTAACCGGGAGACACGCCGTTAAACTCGGTGCGGGGGCACCAGTCTTCCTCGTCGCGCATGTGAGCGCTGTCGGATGCATTCTGAAGCAAGTGACGACTTGAGGCTTCATGCAGCCTAGCGGGGTTTGAATCCCTGGATGGGGGCTAGGGTCCATTAAGGCTCACCGGTAGAGCGCCGAGACTAATGACCTCGGGTGAGTGGGTTCGATTCCCACATGGACCTCCAGTTTTGACAACTGACCGCTGCGATAGGATGTGAGCATGCGCATCACCAAACCACGGGCCGCCGTTGAGATAGTCCTGGCGTTCCTTATTCCGTTCGCGGTCGTCATGTTCGAGTTCGCGGCCTTCGTGAGAATGAGCATGCTGCTCGAGACCTGGGCCTATTTCGCAGTCATGGTTCCCGTCGCGGTCACCGTCGGTTGGTTCCTGACGCGAATCACGCGTTGGACGATTGACAGCGTGCTCGGCCAGTGGGGCGTGTTGGGCGCGACCGGCTCCGGAGACCGCTAGGGGTGTCCATCGACGGCGATGAGGTCGCGCCGGCATCGGTATCAGCGATGAACCTCGCTGACCCGGACTTCGAACCGACCGACCAGCAACTGATTGAACTCTCAAGGCATGCGTTCGCTGGCCTGCCCGAGAAGCGTCGCGCGATTGACGCGAGGGTCCGCGAGGGCATTCGGCTCGCGCGGGAGTCCCTGCGGTGAGCATGCGCGAGCGTCTTTTAGAGTTGATGACGGCCGACCGCTCGGTCTTCACGGCGGCGCGCCTGGCCATCGAGTTGGACGTGGGGCTCAGTTCCCTCTCCTCCCTCCTCAATAGGCTCGTGAAGGAGGGGAAGTTGAAGCGGGCCGACGGGGTCGGCCCTCGCGGCGGATACGGCTACTACGTCCCCCGTCCACGGAGCACTCGGAGCGTCTGAGCCGTGGTTTATCGCGGTCCGGTCTCGTCCTCCTACACCGAGGATGAACTCTGGCTCAGACTCGACTGGGCCCTCGAGGAGGCCCTTAAGGACCCGTCCCTCTCCTGGGCAATGGCCTGGTCCGTCGCCATGGACTCCGCAGACTTTCGAGACGTGAGAGTTGCGGCCGAGCGACTGATGGACGAGTTGACGCCTACGTAACCGCAACATGCTAAACACCGGTCTACTGAAGTCCCCGACCCTCTGGGTCACCGTCGTGGCGGCCATCCTCGGCATCCTGCTCTCGCAGGGAGTCATCGTGAGCGGCTCGACCCTTGCTCAAATCGCCGGCTGGGTCCTCACCCTCCTCGGCTCGGGCGCCACGGGCCACACGATTGCGTCGCTCAACTCGGCCGCTGCGTCGGCGACCCCCGCCGCGAAGTAAGGCACCAAGCCGCAAGTTCCATTCGTTATTCATGGAACGAGAGGGGGACCCGCGGGACGGGTCCCTCGTCATTTCCCCGTCCGCGTCTACCTACTGTCCAGCGGCCGCTCTCGCGGCCTTGGAAAGCAAGGAAGATGGTAGACAAGGTTAGCACCAAGGAACTCTGGGCGAACGCGGCCAAGGACATGCCGCCTCCCGCCCCTCCCGCCGCAGGACCCCAGGTCCCGGCTCCCGCCGTCGCGGCGGACGTTCATCCGGCCGACGCGGACTACCTGCCGCCGGTCAGCACGGTCAAACTCCCCACGCGGGGCCTGGTCTACCCGCCGGACAGTCCGCTCTACCTGTTGGAGTCGGTCGACGTGAAGTCGGTCTCAGCGAAGGAGGAGAACATCCTTTCCTCGGTGGTCCTCATTAAGAAGGGCATCGTGCTGAGCACGCTCATGCGGGCGTGCATCACGAACCGGCTCATCGACCCGGACCAGATGCTGCCGGGAGACCGGAACGCCATCCTCGTCGCGATTCGCATCTCGGCCTACGGGCCCGCGTACTCGGCCCGCGTCGTCTGCACGGAGTGCGGGGAGCAGGGCGAGGCGGACTTCGACCTCACGCGACTCACGCTGAAGACCCTTGACGTGGAGCCGGCCGGGGGCCGCGGCACGAACGACTTCACGTTCACGCTGCCGGTCCTTAAGAGGGTCGTGCACTTCCGCCTGCTGCCGGCGGCGGCCGCGAACCAACTCGATAAGGACCTCGAGGCCATCCGAAAGGCGACCGGCGAGGAGCGGGGGGTGACCATGCGTCTCCAGGCCCAGGTGCTCTCCGTTCAGGGAGTACCCGAGGAGAGGCTCTCCAAGACCCTCGAGAACCTGCCGGCCCGGGACGCTCGGGCCCTGCGACAGTACATGGACCGAATCGCTCCCGGCGTTGACATGACCCATGCGTACGAGTGCGAGTCGTGCGGAAAGACCACAGAGGTCGAAATCCCGATTGGGACCGGTTTCTTTTGGCCTTCCGACGGAGAGTGACCCGACATTGCAGAAGGTCTGCGCCGACCGCCAACTCGCCCTCCTCACGGAACTCCGCTACATCGCGACTGAGGTCGGGTTGCATGAGGCGCGGGCGATGCCGACCGAAATCCGTAAGTGGTGGATTAGCGAGATGGCTCGTGAGCGCCGGTCGCGGGAGGGCAATGAGCCCAACGCCGCTCCCGACGGACGCACCATCGTGAGGGACGTGCCGCGGGGTCCGCGAAGGTAACATCCAGTGGCGGGTTATAAGTCAGATTTCGCGGGCAACGTCGACTACGCGTTCGGGGGTCGGACCCGCGACATCGCGGGAAACCTAGAGCGGGGAGTCGCCAATGCGACCGCCGGCGCGGGCGGCCTCGCGGCCACGGTCAAACAGGCCGCGGCAGCGCGTCGCAGCATTAAGGACCTGACGACGGAGATGAACGCCTGGCAGCAGGCCCAGGCCCAGGTCGCGCAGGGGACGCCGCAGTGGGTGGCCCTGCAACAGAAGATTGACGGCGTGCGGAAGAGCATCGGTGGCCTCCAGAAGGACATGCGGCAGATGCCGTTCGACGTCCTCGAGAAGGGCTTCGGCAAACTAACGAAGGGCCTTATCGGCTTCAACACCTCGCTGCTCGCGATTGGATTCGACTTCCTCATCGACTCCATTAAGCGCGTCTACGAACTACAGGAGCGTTGGACGAAGGCCGTCGGCGGCTTCAACATGAAGATTGGAGGCTCCACCGTCGGCCTCAAGTCCATGACTAAGGCCGCGGTCTCCCTCTCCGGTCAACTTCGCGGGTTGACCAACGGTGACATCGCCGACGCCATCCAGGGCTTCGGTGAGTTCAACGACGCGCTGGGTAGCACGACGGACAAGGCCGTCAAGTTCGCCCAGACCAGCCTGCAACTCAGTCGAGGCTTCGACCTCGGTTGGTCGGGGGCGGGCAAGTTGGTGAAGGGCCTCTCCTCGATGGGTGACGGCGTCGGTGACGTCGATGAGACCATGAAGGACCTCGTGAAGGGGGCCAACGCCGCCGGCGTTTCCACGAACATGGTCGCCAAGGACGTCGAGGAGGCGTCCACGTACATGGTTCGGTTCGGTAAGGAGAACCAGAAGATGTTCGTGCAGGGCGCCGCGTACGCCCGGAAGTACGGCATCTCCATTGGAGAGGTCCAGAAGTCCGTCGAGGGCCTGGACATGTTCGATGAGGCCACGAAGACCGCCGCAAAGTTAAACACCGTCTTCGGAACGATGATTAACTCCATGGACCTCATGATGGAGGACGACCCGGCCAAGCGCCTGGAGACGATTAGACAGCAGTTCCTGGCCCAGGGCGCCACCTACGACAAACTCACCCCGAAGCAGCGCCGGTTCCTCAGCGAGACCCTGCATCTGAACGAGGAGCAGACGGCGGCCCTCCTCGACCAGAAGAACGCCAACCAGAGTTACGCTGACTTCCAGGCCAAGGCCGCCGCGAAGGAGAAGGCGGAGATTTCCGCGAAGAAACTGATGCAGCAGCAACTTCAGGCGACCTCCCAGACGATGTACGCCTTCGGTGCGGCCTTCGACCGCATCACCGTGGCCATCGCCAACGCCATCAAACCCCTGCTCAGGGTCTTCGGTCTGGCCAGCGACGGCAACAAGAAGTTCAAGAGTTTCGGGGAGGTCATGGCGTCGGTCACCACGACCGTCGAGTCTTTCTTCAACTCCCTGGCCAAGGACCCGAAGTGGCAATCGTTCATGGAGGAACTCGGCCACGACCTCCAGCGCGCTGGGGCCGGCCTCAAGGAGTTCGTGATGGACGGCCGCGCCGCGCAACTCGTTGGCGACATCGCCTCCGGCATGCACAGTTTCTATAACACGGTTCGGGACCTGGCCATGAAGGCCGTTCCGTTCTTCAAGCCCGTCCTCGACGTCATCCTGACTCTCTCGAACCACATCGGTCTCCTGGCCACCGCGTGGGGCGGCCTGAAACTCTTCAACGGCCTGGGAGGAATAAACGGCCTCGGTGGAAAGGGACTCTCCCTCCTCGGTAAGGGCATGGGCGCCCTCGGCGGCGGCTCGAAGTTGCTCGGCGCGGGCCGGTTGGGCTTCGCCGGCGCGGCGGGAGCGGCCGGCGCGGCCGTCGGAGGAACGGGCGCCGGCATCGGCTCGGGAGTCGGCGGCCTAATCGGCAGTTTCTTCGGACCGATTGGAATGGCCGCGGGTCCCATCCTCGGTGGCATCCTCGGTCACGCGATTGAGAGGGCGTTCTTCACCAAGGACAAGACCGCCGTCGAGCGCGCCCACGAGCAGACCCTTCAGACGATGGAGGAGGAGTCCAAGAAGAGGGAGCAACTCACGGGGGTCGTAGACATGGCGACCTCGCACCAGGAGATTACCGACCGGATTCACAACTCACAGGACCGAATCCTGCAGTCGATGCATGACTCGGCCATCAAGCAGACGGGACAGCAGTTGACCCTCAACTCGGATGAGGTCGACATGTTGAAGTCCCGACGTGACGAACTCGCTCGCTTCTCGAAGAGTTCCGAGGTGACCCGCAAACTCATCGACGGGCTGGGCGCCGGCAGCCAACTCAGCGCCTCCCAACTCCAAGACCTCCTGACGGCGGCCCAGGGGTCGACCGACAGCCTCACGAGGCTCCGCGACGTCGCTAAGCAGCAGGCCGACCTGGAGAGCGCCCAACTCGAGGTCAGCGGGCTCGGACTCAAGAAGGAGTCCATGGAGTCCACGCAGAAACTCCGCGATTTGCAGATTAAGCAGGCGGAGGCAGACCTCAAGCGAATGGGAGGTAGGGTCGACGTTCGCAACGAGGTCGGTTCCGACATCAAGGACCTCTATGGTGGCGGCGGCGCGAAGGCCGTCCTCCAGGCAATCAGCCGTCGCGCCGCCACCGGCGGCGTCGCCGTGGACTCGAAGGTCCTCCAACGCCTGGAGGCCGAGGCGAAACTCGACGACCTACGTGAGCAGAGCGAGAAGGGAGCCCAGGACCTCCAGCGGCTGCAGACCGACTTCGTTAAGCAGCAGACCATCATCACACTCAGGTCCGCGGTCCGTCAGGACGCGGACTTCCGAACTTTCGCGGGTTCCGCCGGTGAGAAAGACAAGTCACCCGAGCAACAGATGCTGGACTTCCTTAAGACTCCGGAGGGACTGGCGGCGGTCGGCGGCGAGGGCGGAGCCGCGCTGCTTCGCGAGGGTAACAACTTCGCGCCGGTCAGTCGCGCGCAGGCGCTCCCAAGCAACTCCGTGTTCAACACGTCGCCGTCGCCGTACGTGTCAAACCTCCCGCAGCAGACGAACTTCGCCGCTCCGACGGGCGGCTCGGGACCGGCCTCACCCATCGTGGTGAACGTGAACACCCACATCGACGGCAAGCAGGTCGGCCGGTCGAGTTCGGTCGTCTCCGGCATGGCGCAGGGCCTCGTCTGGAACCCGGTTGGAATTTGAGGGCATAGGACATGGCCGACGAACCGAAAATCACGCCAGACGCACCTCCGGCCCAGCCGTTTAACGTTAGAGTGTCCCCCGACCCCCCTCCCGCGGTCCCGTTCGACGTGCCGAACTACCCGGACGGACCGCCGGCGCGGCCGTTCGACGTCAAGGTCACGCCCGACGGACCGCCGCTGGTCCCGTTCGATGTCCCGACGAACCCAGACTCGCCTCCTGCGGCTCCGTTCAACGTCCCCACGCGTCCCGATGCGCCCCCGGTTTCGCCCCACCAGGTGCCGAACTACCCGGATGCGCCGCCCAGCGTCCCGTTCGATGTCCCGACGAACCCGGACGGTCCCCCTGGGGTTCCATACGACGTCCCCACGACGCCGGACGGCCCTCCCGCGGTGCCCTATGACGTTCCGACGGCTCCGGACGGTCCCCCGGGGGTCCCGTTCAACGTCCCCACGTATCCCGACGGGCCGCCCAGCGTCCCGTTCGACGTTCTCACGACACCGGACGGACCCCCGGCCGTCCCCGTCGACGTCGCGGTCTCTCCCGACGCGCCGCCGGCGGCTCCGTTCGACGTCCCGACCTATCCGGACCTGCCGGCGCTACAGATTCCAGGCCAAGCGGGTGACACGCCGACCGCGCAGGAGATTATCAACGCCGTCTCTAGGTTCGATTCGAGCCTCGGTGGTCTCTTGAACGACCTGTTCAACTCGTCGCCGCTGTCGATTTCCACTCCGTACGTCGGGGCGCTCGACCCGGTGTTACTCGCTGACTGGTTCGTCAACTATCAGCAGGCGGTTGGGTCGGCCGGAGTCGCGAAGTTCATCGCCGAGCAGTCCGTCCTGTACGCCATGAACCCGGTGGCCGGTAAGGTGTTCGACCCGGGGTACTTCATTGCGATGGCGATACCCGGGTCGATGGGAAACTACACGACGACCATCGACGTCGCCGCCGGCATCAACACCCAGACTGTTGCGTTGGCGGCGGACGCGGCCTTGACCCTTGAGGTGAGTTCCTCGCCGCTCGCTGGCGAGGACCTGAACACCTACGGGCCCCGCAACACGTTCAAGGACGGCCAGGACTTCACCGTCGATGACCTCGTGGACGCGACGCTCTCTCCCGGCGGCGGAACCAGTGCCTCAAGTCGCTTCCTGAAGAGCGTTCCGGCGGCGGCGGGAATCGGTGGGAGCATCCAGCGCTTCGATGCCACGAAATACTTCCAAGACCGGGACCCCTCCGGCGGGTCGACGGTTAGGGGGACCGTCAAGGCCCTCGCCGCCTCGGGAGTCACGCAGGTCTTCAGCACGACCCTCGCCCGCTCGTCGTTCATCGACGGCGTCGTGCGCGTTCCGGTCGGTTCAGGGGAAACGGCCGACGGAACGGTGCGCACGACCTCCCAAGACCCGTCCGGAGTCGCCCAGGAAGAGGTCGACGACGACGACGCCCGCATCCCGCTGTGCTTCACAGACCTCCGCAAGGACCCTAAGACGAACTCGTATCGGTCGGTCTACTTTCGGCCGCTCAATCTCAACTTCAGTGAGGCGTTCGCCCCCGAATACAGCGAGGAGGGCGTCTTCGGACGGGTTGACCCCGTGATTGCCTATCGTCGCACGACTCGGACCGCGAACGTCTCCTTCGAGGTGCACGCCTTCGCGGTTGAGGACCTCCAGGTGATGTACAACAAGATGGTCTGGCTCTCGTCGATGGTCTATCCGTCATACGGGTCGGACAGCCTCATTCAATCGGGTCCCGTGTGTCGGCTCCGCGTCGGCGACGTCATCTCCAGTGACGAGGGCGGCATTCCGGGAGTGATTAAGAGCCTCAACTTCGATTACGGCGATGCCCTTTGGGAGTTGCGTAAGGGAATGAAGGTCCCCCGCTCGTTCAAGGTCTCCCTTGACTACACGTTCCTCCACGAGGGACCGGTCGGGCTCCTCAACGGCGTCTTCGGCGTCTTTCAGTTGCCTGGAACGATGGACCAGAACACGAACCTGCTCGGGGGACCGACAGACAGCCGTGACGGCACCGTGCCAATCACGCAGAGCACGATGCTGCCGGGAAAGTTTCGCAGGTTCGGTGAGCCAAAGGGTTAAGCCATGGGTAAGAGCAGGTACACGAACACCGAGGTCATCGACGGGAACCACTACGGGACCTGGACCGACCCGACAGCGGGAAACCCGTTGGGACCCGACATCCTGGACGGCGTGGAGACCGTGGACCACATCCTCGTCGCCGGAGAGCGTCTCGACTCGCTCGCGTACCAGTACTACGGAGACTCTGAGTACTGGTGGGTGATTGCGCTCGCCAATCGCATCATGGACCCGTTCGCTTTGACCCCGGGAACCCGGCTTCGCATTCCGTCGAACGCGAACTCCATCGTTAACCAAGTGACTCGCTGAATGCCGTTCCAAACCGGACCAAACATTCGCCCGTTCGAGTCGTTCTCACAGGACGCCATTGAACTCCTTGAGTCGATAACGCCTATTCAGAAGGCCTCGGCGGTTCCGCGCATAGTCATCACCAAGATAGACTTTCGCACCGGTCGACCCGACACCAGCGTACGGCCGATGATGTTCGACCTGACGCAGACCCCGCAATTCGGCGCGCTCGACAGCCAGGACACGTTCGCAGAGAGAGCCAGCGTCTCCCTCATGTCCCTGGAGGTCATTTCGGAACTCCTGTACGGACCGACCGTTCTCAAGCACGTGAACCTGAAGTTCGTGGTCCACCGGCCCGACATCGTCTTCGTGAAGGACAGTCCAATCGCCTGGCGACAGATTCTGGAAGAGAACAACTCGTTCTCCCTCCAGTACGGGTGGACAGCGGACCCAACCGTCTGCGACAATCCGCTCATGAACGGACAGGGGTACACCGCTGACAACGGCTACACGGTGAAGTCCGAGGAGACCGTCCTCTTAATCGTGGCTCGCTGGAACGTTCATCTCCGCCCGACGGGTGAGGTCGACGTCAACATCGAGGCGTATGAGAACGGTGACATCGCACTCCGTGAGAGTCGATTCGCTGACGCCGCTGAGGCAGTCGTCGGCCGGCAGTCGAGCGACGATAACGCCGCGAAGTCCCTCTTCAACCTCCTGCAATCCGTTCCCATGGTGAAGGTCATCGGCCGCGGTAACATGGTTAGGCTCGGTGACGTGATGGACACCGTCATGGCTCCCATGATTGCGGCCGTGACCCGCGCCTACGGCTACGTGGGGGTCAACCTCTTCCTGGCGAACTTCAATGAGTCCGCTGGAAGCCAGTCCCAGGCATGGGGAGGTCGGTACATGGGCGGCGTGACCTCCCTGGCGGACTTCCTGATTCCCGTCTCGGCCCTTAAGGAACTGATGACGGAACACCTAGCGTCGGGCCGCGCGATGCTTCTCATCAACTTCTTCAACACGGTCATTACGACCATGAATCGACCGGAGGCCTGGGCCGCATCGAACACCGCTCTTCGGCCACACATCGGTGCTCGATGGGAGACCACGCAGGACGCCTCCGGTGCCTCGACCCTGTCGGGAGTCGTCTTCGACCGCAACTCGCTCGACGACGCGGTGAAGCGACTCACGGCGCTGCCGGCTGAGCAACAGAGCAAGGACGCGGTGATGCAGAAACTGCGCGGGGCCAACGTTCCCGTCATCGAGTTCGGTCGCGCCGGCTCGATGGTTCTTGACGCGGCCTTCGAGATGCAGCCGCATCCCCTCATCCAGTCCATTCAGATTGAGACGGCCGAGCGCTCCCGAAAGGATAGGGGTCAGACGGCGGCCACACCCGACGTCGAGAGCCGGAAGGGGCAGGCCGCGCCGCATGACATCGTACCCGCGTCCATTCTTGAGGGTGACCTCACCCTCGTTGGAAACTTCGTTTTCGATGCCTTTCGTCGGCTCTGGATTGAGTTCTACGGAGCCAGCAGCATCAGCGGCATCTTCAACGTCATGACGAAGACCGACCGAATCGAGGCCGGAGTGTTCACCTCCGCCTTGCATCTCGTTAGCGACGGCGCCGACCCGCTTGGCACCCGCCAGCGTCCCGGCTTCGACCCGACCGCGAAGCCGTAAGCCGTCATCGACCGGTGGCTGAGGTATGATTGGCGTATGGGTCTCTACCTCGAATATCGTGACCGCCAGGGGGTCGTTAGGAACCGCTCCCGCTTCTTCGACGGACTGGTGACATGGACCCTCGACTGTCCCGACGAGGAGCGGTGGACTCACGAACGGGTCCGCGAACTCGTTAGGCCGTCGGCCCATCTTCCCATTGAGCAACGGGAGTGGGCCCTCCGCGTCGTTCCTGACGAATGGGACGACGGCGAGTGGCGGCGGACTTCCTGAGTGCAACTCGACGGCTGGATTCACCACAGCGTGGCCGATGACTTCGGTCCGCTGCTCAAGTTGGCCCTGACCGGCAGTCGGCCGCTCGCCTGCCTCGGTCCGGTCTATGAGACCGACCCGGCCCATGAACTTCTGGAACCCTTTCGGAGGTCGGCTCGGGAGTCCGGCCATCCGTGGACCTCGGAGGAGGAAATGATACCCCCTCAGACGCTCCTGCAGGCCCGAGAACTTAGGCTAGCGGAGTCCCGGGTTCGGGTTCCCTTTCTCGACTGGGATAAGGCCGTGGAGTGGACCCGTGCCGGCCTGGTTCTTGAGGTTTGTCGACGCCGCGGAGTCCGAGTCCGCGGCCACGGGACCGTCCATGTGCCCTGGAGACTCAAGGGAACCGTGACCGGTCGCTTCGGGGTTGAACCCGTGCGAATCTCGGGTGACCGGTTGTTCAATCCGATGATTATACCGACCGACGACCGCTGGACGGTTGTCCCGAGCGCTCCCGGTCGGTCAATCGTCGTGCTTGACTTCATGGCGATGGACCTGTGTTCCCTCGTGTCCCTGTTGCCTGGGCTCTACGAGCGACTAAAGGGGAACTTCTTTAGTGGGATAAGAATCAGTCACGGGGTGATTGCCGACCACCTAAACGTGGAGGCGGACGTCGCTAAGCGGGAACTCTTCGTCCACGCCTACGGCGGCCGCTCCCCGCTCGCCGCTGAGTTCGACAGGCATTTCCCTGAGATTTCCGAGGCCCGTCGTTCACTGGACCACGGTGACATGGCTCGAGTCGTGCAGGAGACGTCAGCCATCGCCTTTCGAGCGGCCCTCTCGCGAGCGCTTCCCCTCCTTCTCGGCGACGATGTGATGCCTATGTTCACCGTGCACGACGAACTCGTCCTTGACGTTGGACCGGACACCGACCCTGCGATACTCAAACTCTGTTGCGAACTCGAGGACGGGGCCACGGAGCGCATCGGTGTTCCGTACGGAGTCCGCTGCTCGAGCGGTTCGTCGTACGCGGAGGCGAAGAGGAAACCATGAGTTGTCCGAACTGCGGAGCACGCATGATTCCGTTGCTAACGAGCCTCGTCTGCGCCAACGAATGCGACCGCACCGTCGTTGGGGCCCCTCCGACCGCCGCGGCGCTTGAGTCCGCGCTCGACTTCGATGCCGAGGAAATCACCCTTGACCTCTGGGTGACCAATCCGTCGTCCCCGACGCCGACGATGTGTGACAAGTGCGGCTCCACGAACGTGGGACCGTTCGACGTCATGGGTATCCCCCGTACGCATTGCATTCCGTGCGGGCACGTGTGGTGATAGGATTCCGCAATGGCTAAGGCAACCATCACAATCACTGACGAGGACGGCGGCGTCGTTCACGTCAGCGCAGAGTTCGAACCCGAAATCAATGCGGACGCGGGAACCCCCGCGCAACACGCCACCATGGACGCCCTGCGATTCATGCAGGCGAATGCCCAGGGCTTGCTCGAGGAATTATTCGAGGAGTTGCTTGACGAGATTGAGGAGTCCGATGACCAAGCAGAGTGAAAGCGACGACGCTTACTGGAAACAGGGTGAACTCATGCTCGCCCAGATGATTGTCGAGATGGATTCCATCATCGGTCTTTTCCCCGAGGAGAAGCGGAAGTGCGTTAGCACCATGATGGAGGGCCCAATCGGAGAGCAGTTCGTCATGGCCCCGGCCTCGACCCGGCGACACTACCACAACGCGTTCCCCTGCGGCCTCCTGGCCCACTCGCTCGGTGTTGTCAAGAACGCCCTAAGGCTGTCGAAGGCCCTCTGGCCCGGCCGCTGGCCGACCTGGAAGGTCGCCTTCGTGGCCCTCTTCCATGACCTCGGAAAGGCCGGGGCGCCCGGCAAGCCGTTCTACGTCCTCACTAAGGAGGAATGGAAGCGGAAGAAGGGCGAGCACTGGGAGGTCTCCAAGGACGAGTACATGCCGAACCCAGAGCGGGCCATATTCACCCTCCTCAGCCACGGCGTGTCCTTGGACTATGAGGAGTACCAAGCCATTCGTCTGAACGACGGTGCTGCGGCGGAGGGGAACAAGGACTTCGCCTTCAAGGAGAACCCGCTCTCTCTCATCGTGCACTGGGCTGACCACGCTACGATGATGGACGAGAAGGACGCGGAGCGAGAGTCCGAGTAGGTCAACGGAGCCAGTTGCTCGTCCGGTTCGAGTTAATCGTTCTATTGATAGTTGCGGTTTGGGCCTTCACGCCTCGTCGCAACAGTGGGCCTTAGAGCCGCCCCGGTGCCACCGCCGCTAGTTAAGCGGATGAGCCGCATGATTCCGGGAGTTAAGCCGTGAGAATCACACGACAAGAGTTGGCTGAGATGGTCGTGACTGAGGTCCGCCGTCGCCTCCATGAGTTGCACGAGGCCGAGTCCGGGTCAGACAAGCCCAAGAGGAAGAACAGGAAGCCGTCGACGAACTCCGCCGACGAGGACCCCGTCCGCAAGGGACCGGGGGTCTCCGGTCCGCAGCCGTCGGGCGACGACGACGACACCGGGCCGAACACCCCGGACCCCTCCACTCCCGCCGTGGACCAGGACAAGGACCCCGGCGAACCCAGCGTCGACGGCGACCAACCCGACCCGGACGCCGAGGAGCAGGAGGACCAGGACCAGGACGACGCGGTGGACGCGGACGGCGACAACGGTGAGGAGCCCTCCGGAGCCGTCAATGACTTCGCCAGCGGGAAGACCGTGCAGGCGATAACGATTGAGCCTGAGAGTTCCATCCTGCCGGGTGCCAAGGAGGTCGTGCTCACGTTTAACGAGACGACGGATTCCATTCGCATACTTGTGACTCCCACCGGCCAAGTGAAGTTCTTTGCACAGGGTCAGTTGCACGACCTGCCGTGAGGGAGTAGAAGCGCATGCCGAACGAGAACGACGAAACGTCTCGGACCGTCTCGCAGCAGGAGGTCTACATGACCCTGGCTCGACTCGAGGCCGTGGCTGCGACCACCGCGAACGACGTCGGCCAACTCAAGCACACGCTGCTTGAGGGCAACGGAGTCCCGTCAATCACGGTTCAGGTTGCGACGCTGAACGCCGACATGGCGACGGTGAAACAGCAACTCGCTGACCATCGGATTCCCCGGTCCACGATGATTCCCATGCTCATCACAATCATCATCGCGGTGGCGGACATCCTGATGAACTTTCATATGAAGGTCTGAGAGTGGCCGGTCGCGAGAACTCCACCGCCATGGCCGTGCTCCCCGGTGACCCGCCCGGGAGGAACGCCTGCGCCTGGATTCGCGGCCTGCTCGGTGACCGCTCCAAGTTAATCGTTGTAGCCCAGAGCGGGAAACTCGCGCCTGGCAACTTCGAGCGGCTCCTGCGGGCCTCGATGCCTGACTGCGAGAAGAAACTCCGGGTGATGGACGCGGGCGGCTCCGGACTGGCCGCCGCCGTCAACTCGGCCGAGCGCAATCGCCTCTATCGACCCGGCCAGGCCCTGCAGGTCTTCTGCGACCGCGAACTCGGCGAGCGGTTCACGCATGAAGTCAAGTCCGGTCAACTCAAGTTCGACCCGACCGTCATTCAGGTCCTGCCCTCGGACGTCCCCCGGGACGACCTAAAGGGAATCCTGACCGCGGCGAAGGGCGATGACCTGGCCGCCCTGCATCGCGTCCTCGACCCCCATGTCTTCTCCAGCCCGGAGGGCGTCGGCGAGTATAAGTCCGCGCTCTTCGATGGACCCGCCGACCCGGACGACGCCCTCTTCTCCAGCGTCGTCTCGTCGGGACCGCCGCCGAAGCCAAAGAAGAAGAACGAGGGCATCGTGGAGCCCACGTTGGACAGCCAAGCCATCGACGAGGCCCCCGACAAGATGGTCTCGCTTCAGGCCGCGGAGAAGCGCTGGCCCGACGCCGTCCCGATGATGGACCGCGACCTTCCGCAGGGGGCCGGTAACATCACGCTGTTCGTGACTCCCGTGGGGGACCTCGTGGCGAACGTCCGGGGGAGCGGCCAGTATTTTTGGAGCCAAGACGCCGGAGCCTGGATTCCCGGGACCAAGCCGGGGCAGACGCGCGCCGACCAGGGAAAGCATCGAAGGCGTTGGGCGGTGTGGAACTTCCACGACAACAACCTCTCAGCGACTGAGGCTCAAACTCCGCAGGAGGCCTTAGAACACTTCTTTGATACCTCACGGGGTGGTGAGAAACTCTCTCGCTTTCGTCCGACCGTTGGCAACCACCCTGTACATTGGGAGTGGAGTGACTGGGACGTCTATGACGTCTCAACGCCGCAGAAGTTGGCCGCGGTCGCACTGGAGATTGGTAATCAGTTCATCAACCGCGGTGATGCACCGGAGGACTTCGCTAGTCACTGGGAGCCCGAGTTCGGTCAGGTGCCGCCATCGGTGATGGACCAGTTGACTGCGCGCTTTGACGCCGCCGGACCAGACGGCGCTGATGAGTTAGACGCGTGGTGCCCACACTGTCACTACGTCGGGTATCCGAACCTAGTCGGTGAGCCGTGTCCGGTATGCGCTGATGAGGGTCGACGTACTGTGATGACCGCGATGCCTGATAGGAACGAGACCCTCGTCCGCGAGTTCTGGACCGACATCGCTCCCTCCAAGGAGGTGGGCGTCCTCATGGTCCATGACCTGCTGCGGGCAGTAATGGGTGACCGGGACTTCGAGTCCCTCGAGTACCTGGGCAGCGGTCGCAACGGCTCCGCCTATCGGACGCCCGAGGGACCGGTCCTCAAGGTCACGACGGACATGGCCGAGGTCGGCTCCGCGATGCGCTTGATTGGCCGGCGGCTGACCCACATCCACGAGGTCTATCGGGTGGCCCCCATCGGCGACCCCCCAGGTCGTCTGTACGCCATCCTCCAGGAGGGGGGCCTTGGGGAAGTCCCGGCCTCCTATCGGGAGGAACTCGACCTAGCCTGCGCCATCGTGGAGGCCGCCGGGGCCTCCCGCTCCCTCCAATGCGGGGACGAGGACGACCTGCTGGCCCGATTGGCGGAGTTCCCGGACGATGAGATGGCCGAGTTCGCGGCCGGCGTCCTCGACATGTTCTCCGTTCCCGGGATGATGCTGGAGGCCCGGCAGTTCGGGCTCCGCATCGACCTGCACGGGGGCAACGTCCGCCTCCGGGACGGCTTTCCGGTCCTCGTGGACCTCGGCACGGTCGGCGATGACCCAGAGAGCGAGTCCGAGGGCAATGGCGTGCCTCCTGACCAAGGCGACCGGCTAAGTGAGTACGGCACCGGTTCACCGGGGTCAGGCGCGAACGGTCCGCCCACGATGCGGAGTTCCAACTCGTCGTCCTGGTCCTGTGGGGTCGGCGCCCTGAAGCAGCCGCAGAACCACGTACCCACGGACGACAATGCAACAGAGGACGACCTCGCTCTCGACACCGACATCGTCGGTGGCGGCCTCGACTGGGGCCCCGGCCGCCGAAACGGCAGCAGTTACTAACAACAGCAACAGCAGCAGAAGCGAGACCCGCTTCGGGTGGCGACCGCTGGCCGCCTTCCTGCTCAATGCCGAGTCTCCCCATGAGACCGAGGCTCGGCTTGAACTGACGCTCGTGGACGCCCTGGGCCAGGACATAGTCAAGCGAGCCGGGGAGCGGACCCAGAGTCACGACCTGGAAATCAAGAACAGTGTCTATGCCCGGGTCTTCGGCCTGAGCGAGGGCAAGTACGAGGTCAAGGGTCTCTGGCGAAGGAACGAGTCCTCGGTGTTCGACCGTCGCTTCAAACTCGGGCGTCGCGGGGAGACGGTTTACGGCCGTCGGGACGCGGCTGTCAAGGCCTTCGCCCTCGGGCTGGAGTCCGAGATTGACGACATCTTGGAGCACTCTGTCTTCGTGGATAGAAACATCTCCGCTGGGTCCGGTCCGGACGCCCTCCGTAGGTTCGTGGACGACACGCACGACTTCATTGACCGGGCCCTGACTCGCCGACATTCCAAGTCATTCGTTGTCCGACTCGAGCGGCTCGCGCGCTCCTCACTGGGAATTCCCAAACTGACGGACGCTGCGCGTCGGGTCCTATCATCTGCCGTCCAAGGGCCTGATATCATGGCTGGATTTGCCGATATCGCGGGAGTCTTTTTCGCCGCTGGTCCTATTTACACGTTGGTCAGTCACGACGAGATACCGCATTTTCTGTTCTTCGATAGCGCGAGTTCCGAGGGACCGAGGTTGCGATTCGAGGGTGCAGTACCATCCGAAGCAACGTCACTGTCGAAACGAAAAAGGAAAGAAACGAAATGAAACTCGATGAGATTCGCGCCCGCCTGAAGACCCTGCAGGAGGGTCGCCCCAAGAGCAAACGCTGGAAGCCCAAGGACGAGCACCAGGTCCGCACGCTCCCGCTTCCCGGTGAGGAGGACCTCGCCACGGTCGTGAAGTGGCACTACGGCGTCGACGGCGGCCGCCAGATGTACTGCCCGACCACCGACGGCAACGAGTGTGCCTTCTGTGACTTCGTGTCCTACCTTCGCTCGTGGAAGGACGAGAACGGCAAGGACAAGACGAAGGACCGCCGGGACAAGGACTGGGAGACCATCAAGAAGTTGGACGCGGCGACCAAGCACTACGTTCCAATCGTGGTCCGGAAGAAGGACTCGACGGACGTCGAGGGTCCGTTCCTCTGGGAGATGACCCCGAAGGTCTATCAGGAACTCCTGAAGATTTGCACGAACGACGACCGCAACGAGGACCACCCGGACGGCGGTGCCCTCCGCGTCCTGACCTCAATCATGCACGGCGTCGACCTGACGGTGTCCCTCAAGAAGGCGAACACACCGGGCAACACGACGAGTTACGACAAGACCGAGGTCGAGCCTCGCATCAAGTCGAGTCACCTGGTGAAGGGTGACAGGGCGGCGGGTGAGGCCCTAGTGGCCCGCATCCCGTCGATTGACGAGGTTGCCAAGGCCGTCTCCTCCGAGGAGGCCCAACGGGTCTTCGACGCCTGGATGAGCGGCTCCAGCGCGACCCCGGCCGACAGCGGTGACGCGGGCGTCGAGCACGCCAGCAACAGCGCCGAGACCGCGGCGGCGGGCGGCGGCAGCGTCGACGACGTCATCAAGCGCCTCGAGGGCATGCTCGGCGACGACCAGCCGAAGGCCTGAGCCCGCGCTGCACGGTCGCTGAACGATAGAGAGGGAGGGCGCCTGCGGCCCTCCCCTTCCACAACTTTGTCTGGAGCCTGACACATGCATGATTCCTGGTATCGGGTCATCGACCCACTCTCCCCACTCTTCGGCTGCGACGTCAAGGGCGCGCCCGTCGTAAACCTGGGTCTCCCCATGGGCGAGTATCTCTCTATTTCCGCTCTCCGGCGCGTTGACGTCTTCGTCGGCAACCGCCCGTTCCAACTGGTCGCTCCCGAGGGCCTGTTCCTCGGCCTCCTGATTGACGTTGAGCAACTCGAACTTTCACCGATTCAAGACGATGTGGTCGAACTCGCGGATGACCGTCCGTTCGGACGCTGCATCGACGAGTCTGAGATGACCCGCGCCGACGGCCTCACACTTCGAATCGCTCGGTACGAGCGCGGCCAACAGGTCGCCCTCGATGAAGGCCTCGGCGGTAAACTGCTGGCCTCGCGAACGTTCGGAGCCCCTGACGGCGCGGACTCGACCGGTCTGCGAGCGGTCATCAACATGTTCGCCGACGAGCGGCCGGTCGACGACATCACGTACGAGTTGAAGCGGAGGGACTGAGGAATGCCACCGAAGAAGATGAGCGAGGTCGAGGCGGCCAGCGCCACCAAGGCCGTCGACCCCAAGACGATGGCGAACGCCATCCGGAAGTCGCTCAACAAGGACGACGAGGACAAGGTCGCCTGGGACCTCACGAAGGACGACAGCCCGACGTACATCCGCGACTGGGTCTCGACCGGCTCCACGATACTGGACTACATCATCAGCAACCGCCGCAACGGCGGCATTCCCTGCGGCAAGATAACCGAGTTGCAGGGTGAGGAGAGCAGCGGCAAGTCCCTGCTCTGCGCACACATCATCGCGAACACCCAGAAGAAGGGCGGCATCGCGGTCTACTTGGACACGGAGAACGCCTCGAACCCGGACTTCATGCGCCGCATCGGCGTGGACCTGGAGAAACTAATCTACGTCCAGCCGGGAACCATCGAGAAGTCCTTTGAAATCATCGAGCAGATTGTGGCGACGCTCCGGGCCAAGGCCCCGACGCAGCCGGTGACTATTCTCTGGGACAGCGTCGGCAACACCCCGCCGCAGGCGGAGATTGAGGGCGACTACGACCCGAACAGCCGCATGGGCCTGGGTGCCAAGGCGATGGCCAAGGGGCTCCGCAAAATCACCGACATGATTGGCAAGGAGCAGATTACGATGGTCTTCACCCAGCCGCTCACGTACCGGATGGACGCCGGCATGTACGGCGACCCGCTGGGAACGAAGTACGGGAAGGCGCTGCCCTACCACTCCAGCGTCCGGCTCCGCGTCTCGTCCAGCACGAAACTGAAGGACAAGAGCGGTGAGATTTACGGCCTGGTCACGAACGGTCGCGTCATCAAGAGCCGGCTCGGAACGTCGCATCGGACCTGCAAGTTCGAGATTCACTTCGACTTCGGCATCGACGACGAGGCCTCGTGGTTCCTCGTGCTGCACGAGGCCGGCGTGATTGAGAAGGACAACGGCTACTGCTACATCCCCGCGTTGCCGAGCGGTCGTGTCTGGGACAAGGGCGTGCACGCCGGCAAGGACCGCGGCATCCAGTTCCGAGAGGCCGAGTTCGGGCAACTCTGTCGGGAGGACAAGCGGGTCCGGGCCTGGGCGCTCGACGCCCTAGAGGCCCTGCTCATCGTGAAGTACGCCGAGCAGCGGCCGATTCGCGAGGGCGAGGAGGTCCCGAACGAGGAGGCCCAGGTCCCGATTAAGACGCCGCCGCCCAACGACGCCCCGGCCGCGGAGGACGACTAACGATGCTTGACGAAGTAACGCAAGCGAAGCCCGACCCCGAGTACGGGCTGCTTCTGCTTCTCATCGAGCCGAAGATGGCCCAGCACCCACGACCGTGGCGCATCGAGTACGATTGGACGGTCGCGGTGCTTGACGCCGATGGCGTCTGCGTCCTCGAGTGCCACAACACACAGGAGGCCGAGATGCTCATCGGCCTGGCCGGCGACGCGGACGACTACTGTTTCAGGGAGATGTTCGAAAAGGAGTACGCTTGATGTCATTGAAACTAACGCGCACGGTGGTTATTAACTCAGAGCGACAGGCGCTGCATGATGAACAGTACGAACAGGTCAACTCGAAATGCACGAGTTTCACTGAATTTGTGTTGCCTAAGGCTAATATTCGTCTGAAGTGGAAACCTGAGGTCACGTTCGTCCCGCACGACGACGCTCCCGTTCCAATGGAATTGGGATTGAAACCATGCGGGTACGTCAACAGTCGGCCTTGCTACATCCTGCAGCACAAGGATGTCTTCGTGTTCAGGGACAAGTTAAAACTCTGTGTGGGACACTTCTCATGCTAGGACAACGCTTCGAGGCCGGCCAATTCATCACGTTCGTGTACAACCCGCCTCCTCCCCCGCCCCCGAGGGTCCGGCCGGCCCGGGTCGAGAACCAACGCCAGCCCGACGGCTCACTCAAGCAGGTCGTGATTCCCGCCCGAGTGCCCCCTCCCCCGCCGCCGCCCAGCGACCGGAACAAGGAGGTCTTCGTGTTGCACCCGGCCTGGCATGGAAAACTCCATGCCCTGGACATGGGGCACCTGACCCCCGCTGAGGGTCAAATCGTGCGGGCCATGATGGACCCCGAGGTGAAGGCCCAGATTGACGCCGGGAAGTGGCCGGTCGAGGGGGCTCCGCCTTACCCCCTCCTACGTGACATTTTGCATCGCTCGAACCCGGTTGAACTCATCAAAAATCCTCTCGCGTTCTACCAGCAGCTCATCAAACCTTTCATCAGACAGAGCGACGCATACCGGCAGTACTGGCCCCAGTACGTGAGCAACGTGCGGGTCGTCCAGGAGTCGAAGGTGCAGGGGCACGTGATGAATGTAAAGCCGCTATTTCACAAGTGATAGCCGTCGTATAATTCGTTTAAATGGGTAACAAAAGAAACGAAAATGGAGCCGAAGCTGAATCGTTTGTTCGAACTGAACTGAAGAAGTTTTGTGACAAACATCCTGAGGTGGAGTTCACTGCAAATGCTCCGTCGACTCATTGGCTGCTGGCGAAAACTCCAACTGGGAAAACTAGAAAGAGGCGTAAGGAGTTTCGACTCAGTAGTCCATCAGGACTACAGGTTTGTGTTGAAGTTAGAGTATCAGGCGGAGGCAGCCTCGATATCCCAAAGGCTGCCGATGAGGCTCTGAGTTGCTTCTCGTCTGGAAATCAAACACTCGTAGTGATACAGTCAGAAGTGTTTGCTGAGAAACACGGTTATAAATCCAGCGCCGCAATTGAAATGTTGCATGCGTATGAATACGCAGCGGAACTGATTGGATGCCAACTACGTGTTGCGAAAATGAATGACATGTTTGCTGTTCTTGAGGAGATGCTCAAACTTGAAACCGCTATTGAAATGGGTGGGGGGAAAGCGTCGCATCCTTCCGGAGGTTGAACAGGCTCTTCGAGATGTCGGTTATGTTGAAGGCTCAACATTAGTTGAGCCTTTTTGCGGAGGAATGGCAGTTACACTTTCTCTTTTACCGAAGACCTCCATCATTGGAGATATCGGATGGTCAGATGCCATCTGACTTTGAAAAAATCTCTCTAACGTTTTCGCAAACTGCAGATGTTTTAGGCAATTTTTGTGGTTCCGGTGGAGCAGAAAAACAATGGTTTTCTACATTTCCACTTCTAAAAACGATTGATGGAACATTGAGGGAGTTTGCAGATGCCAATGCGTTTGATGTTCCATGCGAATTGAAAAAGGGGAAATCACGCGGAACCTTTGTTGATGCACACAAAATTCCAATTCATGATAATGATGTGAATCCGTATTTGCTTTATCTTCAATATGAAGCCAAGACGGGAAGACCAAAGGAATTGTTCGGTTCATCATTTGGTTTTTTAACGAAGTTTATTTTTGCCAATAAAATTCTATTAGATGAAGGCTGGGAAATTTCAAATATCATTGAAATGAAGAAGAGGAAGAAAATGCATTCTAAAATGCAGACTAAACTGCCAACACATTTTTTAGATGTGTTTCGTCAGATGTTGGTGAGTGGTGTGCCGGAGGTCTTTTATCGTGAGTTTAATGTCTAAACCACACAAATGGAACATCGGCGACGAAATCGACGTCGATGTTAGCGTTCGTCGCGCGCAGGACCCAAGATATCCGCATGTCCATGTGCCGAAGTATGAATTGATGACCGTCACGGAATTGAACGATAGCAGCGAGCCTTGCCGTGCTCAGCGCAAGGACTGTTCGTTTTGTTCTCTTCTCGGTAGGAAAATCAGGATTCCGCAGTGAAGGTTACACCAGAACAGAGGCGACGGTGTAATGCGGCACTCTTGGATTGGCTGTTGAAAACAGGATGTAAAGACCTAGAAGGTGTTAAATTCAGTCAACTCGTTCATGATTGGTTTCTAGCGAGAGAACGATTGAATGAACCAATCAACTTCAGTATTTTACGTGTGGAACCGGATTGGGAACTCTGGGAACATTACTTCGAAAAGTATCTCGGATGACCAAAGCCATCGGTCCCCTTGTCCTAATTGACGGGCACAATTCATTCATTAGGAATTTTGTCCGCTCTCCCTACATGAACGCCCACGGCGAGCGGGCCGGCGGAACGGTGGGCATGGTCGTCTCGGTGCGTAAAATCATCAACGACTTCGGGGCCTCCAACTGCCTCGTGGTCTGGGACGGCGAGGGCGGGAGCCAGCGCCGGAAGGCCATCTATAGCAACTACAAGGCGGGCCGGACCGTCCGCATGAACAAGCGCGAGGACGACATGGCCGAGACCCCGGAGGAGCAACTCGCCAACCTCCGGAAGCAGGTGGCGGACGCGAAGGAGTACCTCTCCCTCCTCGGCGTTCCGCAGGTCCGGTGCGACGGGGTGGAGGCCGACGACGTCATGGCCTACGTCGCCGGGAAGATGGACCACCCGAACGGCTGCATCATGGTGACGACGGACCAGGACATGCTGCAACTGATTCGGGAGAAGAGCCAACAGCACACCGAGGAGTGTGAATTGCGCTACACGCAGATGCAGCCACATGGAGCGCTGTCGGTTCCGCTCGACCTCACCGGTTACGACCTTAATTCACCGTTGATGACCAGGTACGCGACGACTAAATTGCGAAAGGACTACTACGGTCTGGTTCGTATCTGCGATTGTCCCTCCTCGTCTGAGGTGAGGGTCTACTCCCCGGTGAAGAAGGTCATGTATGACCGCAAGACGTTCATCTCAGACTACTCTGGGGTCCTGCCGGAGAACTGGCGCCTCGTCAAGGCGCTCACGGGAGACTCCAGTGATAATATCGAAGGCGTACGGGGGTTCGGACTGAAGACCGTCGTCAAGTCGTTCCCGTTCCTGCTCGAGAGGCGGGCGACGGCGGACGAGGTGATGGCGGCCGCCAACGGGCTTAAGGGCGTCGCGGGAAAGCGGCTCGTCGAGGACGAAAGTCGATTCCGTGAGAACCTGACGCTCATGGACCTATCTGAACCCATGCTCAGCGCCACGGCGGCGAGGCAGGCGCGCGACGCCCTGCGACACGACCTCGGTTGCCGTGAGGTCGAGTTCCGCGTCCGCGTGGTCCGCGACGGGGTGTCGTTCACCGGTGACAACTTCGTGGGACCGTTCCGGGACCACGTTATTCGCCGCCGCTGGCTGCTGGGTGAGTTGTACGGGAAGACCGAAGAGTCCGATGACGGGGAGACGCAAGAGTGAGTGAACTGCAGTCGTTTGAGGAACTTGGCCGCGGCTACCAAGAGAAGTGTGTCCAGGCGCTTTTCGAGGACCACTTGTACGCTGAGATGATGGCCGACGTCATCGACCCGGAGTACTTCACCTTCACCCACTTGAAGTCCGTGGTGCGGACGTTCTTCGACTACAAGTCCCGCTATCGCGAGTTCCCGAGCCTCGAGGTCACGCTGATGCAACTCAAGGAGGCGGTCTCGGACGACCCCGCGCTGCTGCAACTCGCCGCGGAGTTCGCTAAGAAGATGCTGACGACGCCGCTCAACGGCGACAAGGGCTGGGTCCAGGAGAGTTCGCTTGAGTTCTGTAAGCGTCAGAAACTCATCGCCGCAATCGGCAAGTGCCTGGAGCAGGTACAGAACCAGCGGTACGAGTCCATCGCCGGCACTATTCGTGAGGCGCTCGACCGAGGCTCCCCCCGCGACCACGGACACGAGTACTCCGAGGAACTCGACAGTCGCGCCGTCAAGTCCGTTCGTGAGCCCATCAGCACCGGTTGGCCCGTCCTCGACGGCTACCTGGGTGGAGGCTATGAGCGGAAGACGATAACGACGTTCATCGCTCCCACCGGCGCCGGTAAGTCCATGTTCCTGGTCAACGCCGCCTGCGCGCTCGTCGAGCAGGGCCTCAACGTCCTCTACGTGACGCTCGAGATGGCGGACTACAAGATTGGCCTCCGCGCGGACAGTTGGTACTCCGGCGTCAGCATCGACGACATCCCCAAGAGAAAGGAGGAGGTCAAGAGCGCAATCGGAGCCCGCGCCAAGGGCCGCCTCATCATCAAGGAGTGGCCGACGAAGCGGGCCACCGTCGACACGATTCGGAGCCACGTGCAGCGGTTGGCCCAGACCAAGGACTTCAAGGTCGACGCGGTCATCGTGGACTACCCGGACCTCCTGCGTAGCGTGAAGAGTTATGGGGAGAAGCGGCACGAACTCGAGGGAAACTACGAGGAACTCCGCGGCCTCGCTCAGGAGAGCAACTGCGTCATGATTGTGGCCGACCAGACGAACCGCAGCGGCCTCGACCTCGAACTCGTCACCATCGGAGCCATTTCCGAGGCCTACTCGAAGGCAACGGTCTGCGACCTCATCCTCACCATTAGCCGCACCCCGGAGGACAAGCAGAACGGGACCGGTCGCCTCTTCATCGCGAAGAGCCGCCTCGGCTCGGACGGCATCGTTCTGCCCTTCACCCTGAAGACCTCTGCAAACGTACGGGTTGAGGTCTTCGAGAGCAACACGAGCGCCATCGAGTTGGCCCTCAAGGACCCCGAGACGCTGAAGAGGCACATGGCCCAGTCCTTCGCGGGCTACAAGAAGATGAAGGTCCAGCAGGACCTCGATGAGAGGAACGCCACGGAACTCATGAAACTCTCCGAGGTTGGCGGCAGCGTTGGAGGAGCGACGAAGTGATTGCGGGACTTTCGTTTCGCCTCGACCCCGACTTCATCTCCGGTTTCATCGGTCAACAACCGAATTGGGGACCCATCGGGTACGTTACGTACAAGCGGACATACGCCCGTCCGCTTGACACCCTCTATCTGTCACACCGTGAGTTTGCGGCCTTCGCGAGCCTCCAGCGGTCGGAGGAGTTCTGGCTGACCCTCTTACGGGTAGTCGAAGGCACGTTCAGCATCATCCAGGACCACTGCGCCTCCCTCCGACTGCCGTGGGACCCGCATAGGGCCCAGGAAATGGCGAAGGAGATGTACGTCCTGATGTGGACGTTCCGGTTCACGCCGCCCGGCCGCGGACTCTGGATGATGGGCACGCCGGCGGTTGCCAAGATTGGTGCCGCTGCGCTTATGAACTGCGGCATGGTCTCCACCGCCAACATCGACGTCGACTTCGCGGACCCGTTCTGTTTCCTGGCGGACATGTCAATGCTGGGCGTCGGCGTCGGGGGGGATACGAAGGGGGCCGGAAAGGTCCGCTTGGTCGTCCCCGTCTGTGACCCGAGTCCCCACGTCGTGGCCGATTCCAGGGAGGGTTGGGTCGCACTCATTCGTCGGGTCCTCAACTCGTTCGTGGGGAAGGCCACCCTCCCACTCAACGTAGACTACTCCTTAGTCCGGCCCGCTGGGGCGCCCATCATGACATTCGGAGGGACGGCGTCGGGTCCGGAGCCGCTGCAGGAACTCATCACCAGCCTGACCACCGTCCTCATGCGTCGGGCCCTCTCAGACAACCCAACCATCACCAGTGACGACATCGTGGACGTCTTTAACCTCGAGGGTCGCTGCGTTGTGGCCGGTAACGTCCGGCGCTCAGCCGAGATAATGCTCGGGGAGCCCACCGACGACGGCTTCCTGGAATTGAAAGACCGGGAGAAGAACGCCGCGGCGCTGGACGGCTGGCGCTGGGCGTCGAACAACTCCATCATCGCTCAGGTCGGGCAGTCGTACGCGAAGGCCGCTCGACAGACCTCGAAGAACGGCGAGCCCGGCTTCTTCTGGTTGGAGAACGCCCGCCGGTTCGGACGGATGGGACGGGAGCCGAACGGCAAGGACGCGAAGGCCGTCGGAACGAATCCCTGTTCCGAGCAAACGCTCTTCGATTACGAACTCTGCAACCTCGTGGAGACGTATCCGGCCCACTGTAAGAATGTGACGGAGTACAAGCACGCGGTTAAGTTCGCGTACCTCTATGCGAAGGCCGTGACCCTGGTCACGACCCATAACCCGAAGACCAACGCGGTAACGATGAAGAACCGTCGCATCGGCTGCTCAATGTCCGGCATCGTCCAGGCGATGTCAAAGTTCGGGCGTCGAAGGTTCTTTGAGATGTGCGACGAGGCCTACGACTACATTCAGGCCCTCGACGAGGAGTACAGCGGCTGGCTATGCGTTCCGCTGTCCATCAAGACCACGTCCGTCAAGCCTAGCGGGACGGTCTCCCTCCTCTGTGGAGCGACCCCCGGCATCCATCATCCCATCGCCCATCGCTATTGGCGGGTCATCCGGTTCGCCAACGACAGTTACATGGTTCCGATACTGCAGGAGGCCGGTTATCCAGTCCATGTGCTGGACCCAGCCAAGGAGCCGAACACAACGGCGGTTTACTTCCCTGTCGAGGAGCAGAACTTCGAGCGTTCCGAGGATGACGTCTCGATGTGGGAGCAACTGGAATACGCGGCCCAGATGCAGGAGCACTGGGCCGACAACCAGGTCTCCGTGACCATCAAGTTCGACCGGGGGGCTGAGGGGCGAGACATCGTTCGGGCCTTGGAACTCTTCGAGACCCGCCTTAAGGGTGTGTCGTTCCTTCCCAAGGACGACCACGGCTTCGAGCACGCTCCGTATCAGCCCATTAGTCGAGAGCAGTACCAGGAGGCCGTGGCCAGGCTGCGACCGTTCGACCTAAACGGCTCGACCACTGAGGTTGAGGACAGGTTCTGTGACAGCGATAAGTGCGCGACGCCGTGGAAAAGTCAGTCGCAACAGGCGTAAGCGGTATGATGGGTCATGGCGTACATTCCCGTGGCTCCCGAACTGGCAGAGAAAAGAGCGAGGCTCCAAGAGAACCTCATTGAGGCCGCTGCGGCTCTTGGACGAGCGAAGGCCCTCGCCGATGAAATCGGTGTAGAGTTCACTTTCCTGGACCGGACGTACCATCCGAAGCAACAGAAAGTCATCGAGGGCGGTTGGGACTACGAAGACGCTGATGACTGGCAGAGTTCCGGTCCTGGGATTGGGTGTTGATGTGTGGGAGCACATCGGACAGACTGCTCTAGGGTCCATGACCAAGGACGAGGGCCAGCAGCGAGCCCAGGAACTCTTGAGCCAGGCCGAGAAGTTGGTCCGTGAGGCCCAGGACATCGGCGAACACTTCGGCTTCGACCTCAACTTTCTCGGTGCCCGCTACGACGGAAGTGATGAGATGTGGAGCGTCACTCGGTTCGAGCATACCGTCGAGTGGTCTTCGTCCTCTTTCTGTATCGAGGACCTCGGCCCGCAGGACTTCAAGCGTCGGATGGAGGGAAAGAGACCGTGATGGACGATAAAAAGAAGACCGAACTGCAGAAGGAAGCGCAGTCGCTTCTTAGCGAGGCCAAGAAGTTATTGAATCAGGCAGGAGCGCTCGCTAGTCAGGGCGGCTTCACCCTCCATTTTGCGGGCGGAGGCGACTACATCCCGAAGAAACTCATGAACCTCGAGTACTGGCGCGCCCTCGCTGTCGAGGAACTCAAGCAGGAGGGAATAGAGGACCCGGATGAAGAGAGGGTCAACGACCTAGCCACCGACATGCGTGGCGACTGCGACATTCCGTACACGTATCTTGAGTACGCCGATGAGGACGATGGCGACGTCTGGTGGCAGCCCTCAAGTTGCTGAGGGGCTTGGTTTCATCCATGCTTATCCGGTTAACACCCAAGGAGTGACGTAATGCGCAAGAAAGATGAGCTAGACAAGAAGAACACCTGCATGTCGCACGCCCACTCCAAAGAAATGGTGTTCGTGCTGCTGAGCCGCGATGCGGCGGCGCCTGTCGCTATTCGTGCGTGGGTCGCCGAGCGCCTGCGGCTCGGCAAGAACGTCGAAAGCGACGAGCAGGTCGTCGAGGCGCTGGCGTGCGCGCAGACGATGGAAACCGAGGGACGCAAGTGGGTTGGCCATCCCGAGCACTATCCGTTCGGCATGGGTGAGGAATCGCGGCGGTTGCACCGTGAATACGACCGACTTGTTCGCGAGCAAGCGGCCGGAGCCAAGAATGGCGCAGAAGTCCGCAGGTTGACTGACGAGTGCGAGGCGAAGGGCATCATCCTTGTCACGGGTGGCGAGAACCTGTGACGTTGGGTGACAACCGGATAAGCATGGTTTCATCTACACGGGAAGGATTCACGAATGCCTATGAAGTCTACGGACAAGCATGAGAAGTCTACGGACAAGCATGAGAAGCACCTACAGACGCTCCTGGTGAAGGCCCAGGAGGCATTGGACGAGGTCAAGCACTATGCCGTGCTTCACAACCTGGAGTTCGAGTTCGCAGGCCTCCGTCGAGGCTTGGAGGGTAGAGACTACGGACCCGTCACCCGAGAGGACTTCGGTGGCGAGGACGATGAGTATCTCCAGCGTGAAATCAAGGCCGGCCGATACAGCGTCAAGGTAAGCAGCCTCGACTTCGATAGCAAATGGATGGGCTCCTGGTCCCCGGGATGCGGCTGAGCCGTGACCGACGATGTTCATGAACCGGGACCTGTCAGACCGCTGACTGCGGTCGAACTCCGACGGGAGGAGGGCCATGCGAAGATGCAGGCGCTCCTGGTCTCCCTCAAGGAGACCATCGACGTCATGTGGGACGTCGCGACTGAGCACGGCATCGAACGGGTCGAGTTCATGGGAAACTACCTCCACTTCGGGACGGACTTCGGGTACGGCAACTGGGACAGTTTCTCTAATCGCTTTGTCAAGACCGAGGATGGGTTCGAGGCCGCTGTCGGCGGTCCGGTTCTCAACGATGAGTATTGGTCGCAATCCTCCTATGGCTGCTGGATTGATGATAAGGCTCGGGCGTGGATGTGGGGACCTGACCCTGCGAAATGGCGGAAGACGAGTTACGATGAAGACTGACGACGGCTGCGGTATGATGTCCGCATGCTTCTCATCGGTTCCAAGGCGCTGAGGCTTCGAGGCATCGACACCGGACGGCCGCCTCTCGACGTCGACGTCATCGCGACCTTCGACGAACTTGGCAAACTCACGCGATGGATGTCGGCCCGCAGTCGGACGGTTTCGATTCCCCTCTCCGTCAACAAGACGGTCCTTAAGTCTGTTGATGGAACGATAGTTGAGGTCGAGATTGCCTGGCCGGACACCGCGGCCCACTCCCTCCTCACCGAGGGGAGCGTCTGGGCCCCTGACGTCAAGGACGACTGGTTGATGTCCGCGAACGGGTTCCCGCATCCGTTCGACGTTCAGGTCGCCACCCTGGACCAACTCTATGCACTGAAGATGTCCCATCGGTACCTGAAGAACAGTCCGCACTTCCTGAAGACGATGCGTGACATCCAACTGATGCGGAGCATGGGTGCCAAGGTCGTCAGCGCAGACTGGCTGAAGCGGCGTGAACTCGAGACCTACACCTACAAGCATCCGAAGTTGAACGTGATGAAGAAGGACTTCTTCACGGGCGACGGCGTCCAGTACGTCTTCGAACACGACGACATCCACGTCGCGATGGCTCACTTCAGCGGTAAGTGTGGTGACCCTGTTCCTGCCTACACCCTCTACGCTAAGGACGGTGAGCAGGTTAAGAGCGACAAAGTCAAGTTCCTCTCTCTCTCAGAGGATGTTCGCCTCTACGGCGTCCTCGAGGAGGCCCAGGTCCTGGCCTTGGAGCGCAGCCAGATACCCTTCCGTGGTAAGGTGGAGGCACGTCGGTCGTTCGACATCGCGCTGATGAAGGTCTGTACCAGCATCACGAGCGGTTGGTTCCGGGAGTATGCCTGGGAGAATTTCGACCGCGTGAACCTGCTCTACGAGAACGACTACGTAGAGCGTTTCTGGAGGGCCGTCGACGACGGACACGTGAGGAAGATTGCTGAAGCCGACCGACAGGACCCTGTTAGTAACCCACAAAAATTGCCTTGACGGCACCGGTTCCGCGTTCGTCTTCGTGAAGGCCGGCGGCCTGCAGGCCAACGTTCGCTTTCGGTTGCCGAACAACTGCGTCCTCAAGCCCAATGACGTCATGGGCCTCGACGAGGTGTGGTTCGTTGACGTCTGCCCATCGGACCTGACCGACCCGGCCGGCGGACTTCCGTTTCGGGTCATCGACCATCACGTGACGAACGTCCGTCGATTCGATGGTGACCCCCGCTGCACGTTCTCCCTGGACCACAGCGGAACGTCGCTGTTGGCCCGAGAGGTCGGGCTCGTGGGCTTTGACCGCCTAGTTCGGGCCCTGGAGGCGTACGACCTCGGGCGGTTCCATGACGCCGACGGCATGCTGCTAGCCGACCTCGCCTCGACATACGCCCAGGACGAGATGCTGAATCGACTCGTCGGAAGGCTTTCGAAGTCTGAGAACCTTTACGACAGCCATCCGATTCTCGATAGCGAGTACTTCGTGGCCCGCGCCGAGGGGGTCGCGGGAATGCGTGATGATTGGGCCCGGCGCTGCGCCCGGTCTGCCTACGTCTTCATCCTCGATGACAACTATGCCCTCGACGACCGCCGGTTCGTGGCAGCCCTCGCGGTCTGTCCGCCTAACTGGACAAACGCCGTCTCCCAGGCCATCATGGACCGGGACGACTTCAGGTACTGCGGAGCGGACGTGTCAGTGCAGGTCGCCGTCTGCGTCGACCCAAACGGTGGACAGGTGAGCCTGCGGACCCGGGACGACGCCGTCGACTGTAGTAGGATAGCCGAGGGCTTCGGCGGCGGCGGGCACCGTAAGGCAGCAGGTTTTCGGACCGTCGGCGGCACCGGCCTCCGCGGTCTCATTGAGGAGATATTCGAATGAGCCTCAGGGTTTACGGCGACAGTCTGAACTTCATCCATCGGGCGTTGATGCGAGAGTTAGCGGAGGACCCGGAGTGCGAGAGCGCTCCCCGAGGCAAACCAATCAAGGAACTCATCGCGTCGTCGTTCACGTTGACGGACCCTCGAAACCGGCTCATTACGAGTCCGGCCCGGAAGATGAACTACGGGTTCAGCGTCGGGGAGTTCTGTTGGTACCTCCGGGGAGACACGGACCTCGAGACGATGGTCTATTACAACAAGCGGATGGCCCAGTTCTCTGATGACGGAAAGACCATCAACTCCGCCTACGGAGACAGGATGTTCAATCCGACGCCGGGATACGCCTACGGCGTCATCAACGGGAAGTTTGGGCCATACTCCCCGTTCGAGTTTGTGATGGCGGAACTCAAGAGGGACCCCGACAGTCGTCGGGCCGTGATGCACATTAACCGGTCCCATGACCTCATCAACGCTGTCTCCAACGGGTCCAAGGACGTCCCCTGTACTATGTCCCTGCAACTCCTCGTCAGGAACCGGAAGTTGCATATGCACGTGCTGATGAGGAGCAGCGACATCAATTGGGGGCTTCCTCACGATGTCTTTAGTTTCACGTGCCTCCAAGAGGTCTTTCTCTATGAGTTACAGGCCGCCGGGGTGCCGGTCGATGACCTGGGGGAGTACCACCACACGGCAGGCTCCCTCCACCTCTATGAGCCATTTTACGGCCTGGCCAAGGAGATAGCGGCCGAGCCCCTTGAGACCCCTGCTCCGATGAGCCCGTTCACTCTGGCACAGGTCCAGGGACTGGCTGAGGTGATTGAGCCGGCCATTCGGAACGGAGACCGAGGCAACCTCCTCAACGTTGGAACCTCAGAGGGAACGGAGACGCTCTCGTGGATGACCGACCGCCTACTCGACCATCGCGTGAAGCGAGAAGCCGAGGAGGTTGAGCGCAACCGAAAGGACGCCGCTTTGAACGAACTTAGTCGATTGTCTGAAGAGATTCTTGCCGAGAAGGAGACCGAGAAGTGAGCAGTCGCCCCGACATCGAACTTGCCCTGGACGTCCGCAGCCATGAGCGCGTCGTCGTGCTGGCTTCCTCGGACTCCGAGTATGAGTATCCGGAGCATTGGATTCGTCCGTCCCGAGCCGCGGAACTTGAGCAGATAGACGAGGCCACTGTGGTCATCGTCGACCGCGCCGAGTTGCAGCGCCGCACCCTGACGACGGTCGCTGAGCGCCGTCCGCGGCTCCTGGCCGTCTCTCCGAACGGAGTGGAGGGGGAGAAGGCCGCTCGCCGGATGTTGACATCGCTCTTTCCGTGGTCCGAGGTCTGGACGATACAGACGGCGTTCGGTCGACTCCTGGTCACGAAGGACGCGGTCGGGCCGGTGTACGACCGAGAGCAACTCGTTGACATGAGAACGTCCGGAGCGGCCTGAGATGGCAGACAAATTGGACAAGGTCTTTGTGAAGCAGCGCGAGTTCGTCGACATGCTCGTCGAGCACGACAAGTTTCCGGAGTATCCGGTCGACTTGACGACAAAAATCGGGCAACGGTTTGCCAAGGAGGTCATCTTCAATCTTTCTGAAGAACTCTTTGAGGCTTCGTTTACCCTGAAGAACCGTCAGCACAAGTTGAGCAACGACAACGAGTTGGACTTCGAACACTATCGTGAAGAACTCGGTGATGCGTTCGCGTACTTCATTGAACTCTGTCTCATCAGCGGCATCTCGGCCGACGACATCTACGAGGAGTACACCCGAAAGAACGCTATCGTGAAGCAGCGATTGGCGGACGGGTACTGATGTTGTATCCGTGGCCGTGCTTCATCTGTCTCTCAGTCGACTGCTGTCCCCGTAACCATCAGAACGAGTTGCTTAACGATGAGCAAACGCTTCGCTTAGCAAAGGAGATGTTCGATGACAAAGGCCTCAGGGCCGGCCGCGGCCGCATGCTGGCACGCTGCGTCATTGTTCGATTGACCGGTGTTGACCCCGGTCCTGCCTTTCCTAATGATTATTGAGGATTGAATTCATTGAAGTTCCTTCGCAAGGATAAGGACGGCGGCCCAAAATCGACCGTCACGGGATACTGGCTGACTGAGTTAAAAAGGCTCTTCAGCGTCGTGTTGTTGAAGTTCGAGAACGGAAGCCGCGAAGAATACCACTCCCATGCCTTCACGAGCCTAAACTGGGTCCTCAGTGGCCGAGTTGTTGAGCAACACGTCCAGGGAATCGAGCAGGTCCATGGGCCGAGCGTCTGGCCGGTCATTACGCACCGTCACACGTACCATCGGGTGGTGAGTGAGGGGACGACCTGGGTCTTCTCTCTCCGCGGACCATGGGCCAAGACCTGGCTTGAGTTCGACCCGAAGACGAAGCGGGAGACCACTCTGACGCACGGCCGAAAGGAAGTCTGATGCTACGCTGTAGTCGGTACGTTTATCATGACTGCCCGAACCCCCCGACGCTAGTCGGACTTCCGTGGCCGACTCCGCTGTGTGAGGAGTGCGCCGTGGGTTGGTGTGACGGACCGAATCCGTTAGGACAGAAGGAAGTTCGTCCGATGACTGAGGATGAGTTGCGAAGGGTTAGAGAGAATGGGTGACTGCGCTGACGATACGATGAACTGGGAGGACGAGCCTGGAGACCACTACGTCGGCGACGGCGGTTTGAGTGACCAACGGCTAGATGAGTATATTCGCGGGCCTGACCGGTTTCGGCGGACATCGACGTATGACCCGAACTCGGAGCGGGCTAGGTTCGGTCGCGGTTCCGAGGTCTTCCTCGTTGGTCAGTTGAACAAACTCTGTCCCCAGGGAATGCGTCGCGTTCAACTGCTCACCGACAAACAGTTCCTCACGGCACGGGAAGCCATCGAGAACTCGCGCAACGGCGATGCCGTCGTTCAGGAAATGATTCCCGGGATGGGTTGGCGGCGCCGGCGAACGTTAGAACTGAAGTCATCCGACGGCTGGCCGAACGTCACGATTTCAGACAGCGAGTTGGCAGAGAGTGAGGCCGAGTTCATCGTGGCCCTCACCGTCGTTAAGAACGACCTGGCCATCTGGGCCTGCACAATGGAAAGCGCACGTGAACACTCCTTCATGCCAGGCAATGCCCGCTTCTGGGTCGTGCCTCGAGACCGAGTGCCGACCGTACCCTTGCGAGAGGTGCTGCAGTGAGGGTCGCCTTCACCGGCCACCGGCCGGACAGGATTAACCATCGCGTCAACGAGGTCTATTCGGCCATCCACGGATGATTAAGTGGGAGAACGATGAGTGATTACTCAGATGACTGACCGACGCATCTCCAACCTGCACGGTCATTCATGCTTCAGTTTCCAAGACGGAATCTGCACTCCCGAGGAAATAATCGAGGCCGCTAAGGCCAAGGGCCTCCGCTCTGTGGCGCTCACGGACCACGGTCACGCACACGGCCACGGCAGGTTCTACTTGGCCGGCAAGAAGGCCGGAGTCCGCACCCTTCTCGGAATGGAGGCCTATTGCATCAATGACTTCGCCGAGTGGCATGAGTTCAAGGACAAGGTGGCTGAGGAGAAGCGGGCCCAGAAGGCCGCCGGCAAGGGCGTCGTCCCGTCAATCGACCCGAACGAGGAGCCTGAGGGGCCTGTCGATAAGGCCGCGCTTCTCAAGGCCATGTCCAAGGTCCTCTATCGCAAGGGCCACCTCGTCCTCCTTGCCCAGAACCGAACCGGCCTCGCGAACATCTACCGCCTCCAGTTCAAGGCCCACAAGCACGGGTACTACCAGAAGCCGCGCATCGACAAGCGGATGTTGGCCGAGCACGCCGAGGGCATCGTGGCCTCGTCGGCCTGCATGGGCGGAATTCTAAGCCAGAAAATCTGGGGATTGGAGCGCGGCGAACTCGAGTGGAGCGACGTGGTTCGTGAGGCCCAGGAGTACGCTGAGATATTTCCCGGTCGCTTCTTCCTCGAACTACAGAGCAACGAGGCGGCGGGCCAACGCTACATCAACGAGCACCTCATCCGGCTCTCCCAGGAGACGGGACTGCCGTTAAACGTCACGATGGACGCCCACTACGTGGACCCGGAGGACTGGCGCTCACAGCAGATGCTCCACATGCTGATGACCCACCGGGGCGGAAAGGCCCTGACTTTGAACAACCTGCCAGAGGGTTATTCGTTCGACGTGCGGTCGCTGTTCATCAAGAGCGGCGACGAGTTGTGGGAGAGTTTCCGCCGCCTGAACCCTGAAGTCGACGAGACCACGCTGGCGCGGGCCTTCGACAACACCCTTTACGCAGACAGTCTCATCAGTGACTTCGAGCCGGACACCTCGATGCGCCTTCCGTCCCTGCCGTATGAGGACACGCTCGCCGAACTTAGGAGGTCTGCCGCGGCCGGGCTCGTGGCCAAGGGCCTGGTGACCAACGACCAGTACATCGAGCGCCTCAAGTACGAACTCGGCGTCATCAAGGAGAAGGGAATCGCGAATTACTTCCTAGTGGTCCGTAACATCTGTGACAGCGCCCGGAAGGAAATGCGCATCGGACCTGGGAGAGGCTCGAGTGCAGGGTCTTTGATTTGCTACCTGACCGGCATCACGAACATTGACCCGATAGAACACAAGTTGATGTTCGAGCGGTTCATCAACCTGGACCGAGTTGAGTTGCCGGACATCGACCTCGACTTCGAGGACGTGGACCGCATCAAGGACATTCTCCGTCGCGACTTCGGTGAGGACAACGTTGCGTGTCTCAGCGCCTTCGGAACGTCCCAGATTAAGGGCCTGATGAAGGACGTCTGCCGCGTGCACGGCATCGACCACCAGGAGTGCAACCGCACAAACGCCCTCATCGAGCGGGAGATGAAGGCCCTTTACTCCGAGGGGGAGGGCGTCACTCGGTCGGCAATCACGATTAAACTCGACGACGTCTATCGTCTCAGTCCGTCGTTCAACGCCTTCATCGAGAAGTATCCCCAGATAGAGCGGGCCATCAAGTCCCTGTACGGCCGCGAGCACCACGTCAGCCGGCACGCCTCAGGCGTCGTCATCGGCGACGACCTGCCGGCCGAGACCTCTGTCTTCACGTCAAAGGGCGTGGTCCAGGCCTCGTTCACGGACGGAATCGTCGGAAAGACGGCGAGCAGCATGGGCCTGGTGAAGTTCGACATCCTGTCGCTCGCCACGCTCAAGGTCATCGCCAAGGCCCTCGAACTAATTGCCGAACGGACAGGGCGGACCGTGTCCGACGTCGACCGTGAAATCGACCCGAAAGTCATGGACTTTAACAATCTAGACGTCCTGAAGAAGGTCTTCTGGGAGGGCAACACAACCGGCATCTTCTCCGTGACTTCCGCTGGCATGGTTAAACTCTTCCAGCGAGTAAAACCGACCTCATTCGATGACGTTGCCGCCGTTACGGCCCTCTTCCGCCCGGGCCCACTCGGCTCGAAGATGGACGTGATGTTCGCCAATCGCAAGAACGGCCTCGAGGAGGTCACGTACGACCATCCGATACTCGAGAGCATCATGAAGGACACCTACGGATGTCTCGTCTATCAAGAGCAGATGCTGGAAATCGGCCGTCTGATGGGAAAGATGTCATGGAAGGACACCAACCGGCTCCGCAAGTTATTCCTCAAGAAGGACAAGAGCAAGGCGGACGGCTACATCGACGAGGAGGAGCGGTACCTCAAGTCCACCCTCATCAAGGGCGTCGTCGAGAATGGGCTCACCGAAGAGCACGGGGAGAAACTCTGGGAGATGTGCGGGAAGTTCGGGGGCTACGGGTTTAACCGTTCACATTCATATGCCTACGCCATGGTCACGATGCAGACCGCGTACCTGCGCTACCACTACCCGCTCGAGTTCTTCGCGGCGTTGCTTACGGTCGGTCAGGCCGTCGACCTTCAGACGTACGTGAACGAGATTCGGGCCCAGGGCTTCGAGGTGCTGCCGGTCGACGTCAACAGGTCCAAGGCCGCGCACGTCATGGAAGGCAACGCCATCAGGCTCGCCCTCTCCTCTGTGAAGGGCATCGGGCCATCCGCCGTGCAGAAGATTGTGGACCACCAGCCCTACGCGGACTGGGAGGCCTTCCTTCTCGACAGCACCTGCTCGAAGACCATCGTGAACGCACTCATCGGTTGCGGGGCCTTCACGGAACTCTGTCCGGGCCTCTCCGTACGCACCCTGGACGCCCGCCACACCCACTTTCGTGGGGACAAGAAACTCTCCCACAAGAAGAACCGAGACACCGTCCGACCCACGCTGGAGGCCATCTGGGCCGATGCGGATGACCCCATCGAACTGATGGAGCGGGAGCGTGAACTGCTCGGCTTCAACCTTCGCGGGACTCCCTTCGGCATCAACGGCCGTTACGACAAGGTCGACCGGCTCGTTGAGCAAGGCATCTGCTCCCGCGGTTGGGCTGAGTTCGTCGAGGACCAGTCAGAGCCTGTGCTTGTGGCCCCGCTCCTGGTGAAGTCCATCAAGGAGCGGGCGCAGAAGAACGGAAAACTCATGGCTTTCCTTCGACTAGAGGACCGTGACGGCAACGATTACGAGGCACCGGCGTTCGGTAACGTCTGGGGGCACGTCCGGGAGCACGTCCGGCAGGGGGACGTCTACGTGTGCATCCTCCACCGCAAGGAGGAGGAACCGGACCGGTTCATCGTGGGGCGGCCGGGTTGGGCCCAGACCGCGAAGTCGGCCCAGCAGAGTTTCATTCCGATTGACAGGCTCACCGTTTAGTGATATGATTGAATGGGATGCATGAGTACGCGGAGCCCGATAGGTGGGGACGGACGTTCCGCACCTGCACAGCGTGCTTCTATCGGGCCCGTCGCGACGACCGGTACACGATAATTGACAACGCGTGTCCCGCCTGCAACGGGGGCACGTTGGTCCTTGAGAGCGACCTCCCTGCCTGCTTCTGGGGCGTGATGTGGCTCTGCTTCATTGTTCGAATCGTGATGACCGGCTGGCACGCTGAGTTGATGCAGGACGATGCGAGGCTCCGGTTCTCGCTGATGGAATTGGATTGAAAGGTGATAGGATACCGGCATGGCTGACACCGCACTCGTCGTACCCAGCATTCGGGAGGACAGCCTCAAGAGGTTCATCCGTGAGTGGGAACCGACCGGTTTATTCGACCGCGTCGACCTCATAATCATGGAGGACAATTCGCAGAAGTCATTCGAGACGCCTGCGGCCGCCAAACTCCATCTCTGCTGGGAGGACATCGATAACCACGACTGGGGTTGGATAATCCCGCGACGGTCAGACACCGTGCGGTCGTACGCCTACTGGCGGGCCTGGAGCGACGGCTACGACTACCTGATGTCGTTTGACGATGACGTCTACCCCGAGCCCGGGTACGAACCGGTCGATGAAATACACAAGTCGATGCTCACCCGAACCAAGTGGTTCAACACGTTGAACAGCGTGCGACCCCGTGGCACACCGTACTACAACCTCGGTCAGCGCCAGGTCCACGTCAACCACGGGCTCTGGACCGGTGTGCTCGACTACGACGCCCCGCAGCAACTGGTGAACCCGATACCCGAGACGTTCACCCATGACAACCGCATCGTTCCGCACGGAGCGTTCTTCTCCTTCTGTGGAATGAACGTGATTTTCCGTCGCGAGGCGATGGTGCTCAGTTACCACCTCATGATGGGCCAGATGATGACCGACAGCGGTCAACTCGAACGGCTCTTTGCGGATAGAATGGGGGACATTTGGTGCGGCATCATCATGAAGAAGGTCTGCGACCACCTCCGCTGGGCCGTCAGCAGCGGCACCCCGTACATCCACCACGACCGAGCATCGAACCCGTTCACCAATCTTAGGAAGGAGGCTCCAGGAATTGAGGTGAACGAGTGGTTCTGGCAACGCATCGATGAAATCAGGCTCACCGCTAAGACTGCAGTCGGATGCTACAAACAGATAGCGAACGGCGTCCGGGGCTTCGGCGGTGAACACGCCGCATACTGGGACCGGCTCGCCGAGGCGATGGACGTCTGGGCCTCGCTGTTCATTGGCGGCTGATGTCATACTCGGGAACCTATAAGGGAGTTCGCTTCCGGTCGCTGCTGGAACTGTCAGTCATCAAAAACCTCGAATCCGCCGGGTTTGTGTTGGGTGCCACGATGCTCTACGAGACGACTAGGATTCCCTATGGAAAGACTAGGGTGAGGACCTACATCGTCGACCTAACGCTCCCTCAGATGAAAACGTTAGTCGAGGTGAAGCCCAGTTCCCGAGCCGACAATCGAAACAACCGAGCCAAGCGGTCCGCCGCGGAGGCCTGGTGTCTCGCGAACGGCTGGACGTACGTCATCGTCACCGAGGAGGAGTTGCACGAGTGCGGCCACGGCATCACCCTCGAGGAGGCAGCGACGATGCCTGACGTGGAGTTGAACGAGCGGGCCAAGCGAGCGAACCGGCGAAAGGCCGCTGCACGGGCCCGACGGCGTGTTAAGATGAAGGGAAAGAAATGAGCGTAAGGCCAAAACAAGACCCGTTTCGGAGGGTCAGCGGTGACCCGCGGGTCCAACACCAACTCCTCGCTCGTCGTGTGACTGAACTCGAGGGGACCGTCATAATCCTCGACGCACGGGTGAAACTGCTTGAGGAACTCGTCGCTCATCTCCAAGGTACTTGAGATTGACTGACGTTCGTTCAATCATCGTCGAGGGCCCCGATAGGGTCGGCAAGACCACAATCGTCAAGCATCTGTCCCAGTGGATGTACCTGCCTGCCTTCAAGGCACCCTCCGAGAAGATAATCTTCAAAGAGGGAGGCCGACAGTCCCTGGTGTTCGATTACACCCTCACCCACTTCCTGGCGCAGACCGGTCATAGGTTCATCAGCGACCGTAGTTATCCAAGTGAGTGCGTGTACTCGAAGGTCTTCGAACGGGACACCGATTGGGACCTCTTGAACCGCATCGATGAGGCCCACTCCAGCATCGGAACGACGATTCTCTACCTCTACTCGTCGACCGAGCCCACGGAGAAGGACGACCTCGTACCCGACGGGATGTACTGGACGGTCAAGGAGCGGTACGATTGGTTCCGCGACTGGACCGACTGCCGGGTAGTCTCCTACGATACCGCGGACATGCTGAAGGCATTCGGTGAGGGCTACGACGACAGTCCCCTACACGTCCATCGAATTATGAGGGAAATTTTGAAATGACAGACAGGAAACCGCTACCGACCCTTGTTCAAATCGCCAAGGGCGAGGCTGAGTTCGAGTTCTATTCCGATGGAAAGATGCAGTATAGGCTGTGGTGGAGTGAACACGACGACTTCGAGCGTGACCCGGTGTGGCATGAGTTTCACGTCCCCATTCCCGTCGCTGATACCGGCGGGGGATTCTTCAATCCCACGATGAAGGGCCTCGAGTTGATGCGTTGGGCTCGTAAGGAACTCGCTCGCCTTCAAGAGGAGGCCGAAATGGTCGCTAAGGCCCGTGAGGAGTGGTTGACTGAGCAGGACGCGATGATGACGATTATCGAAGCCGACGTTGCCGCCCTCTCCATCACCGAGCGTGGAATTGAACTTGATGGCTTCATCAAAAACAAAAAGACGAAGTAGCAAGCGTCGAGGCAATTGCTACGTGACCGCCGAGGCGCTCTACCACCTGTTGGGCGGCAAGGCGGGCGGCTACACGCCGCACACCGTCCGGCACGAGGGCGCGGTCCACTGGTACCTTGTGCAGAACCTCGATGGGTTCGTCCCGGGCGCGAGGCAGGTCATCGACCCAACGGCAGCGCAGTTCAAGACACCGCCGCCGTACCATGAAGGCCGCGGTCGCGGCTTCCTGACGAAGGTCCCGAGCAGGCGGACCCGAGAGATGATGAAGAGGATGCTCTACGGATGAGGATAGGCTATCTCTTCCGCGGTTACCTTGGTGACGTCAAGTGGGACGCGGCCGGCAACGAGGTCTCCACTCCTGACGGCAATGCCACATACTCGTGGTCAATCGAGCATGAGTGTGAACGGAGGAAGCATAAACTGATTCCACTCGGAGAGAACCTCGACGCGCCGGCAGCCGCATCCCTCGGGCCCGACCTCTTCAAGGCCTTCAGCGGCTCCAAGCGGGCCAAGTCATACGAGCGGATGCTCCGTCGCGGCTGGTCCCGGCTCTCTGAACGAACGTTTCCTGCGCTCGACCTGGTCCTCGTGGAGTGGCGCTGGCCCATTCCCGGTCGAAACACCCCAGCGGACCGAGAGAGCGTCGACTACCGGCGTGACCTCGAGCGACAATGGGAGGTCCTCAGACACTACTCCAATGCCGGCACCCCCATAGTGGTCTGGGACCTCGACCACAAACTGACCGAGTTGGACGTGGAGATGATGCAGGCGGCCGACATGCCGGTCCGCTTCATTGAGACCGCAGTCAAGCCTAAGGCTTGGGCCCGACGAGTTGAGCCTCCGACGCTCGTCGCGGACCTCTGCCAGCACGACATCAACCCCCGCCTGCCCTCTCACCACCTGGGCTACGTCGGCTCCCGTTACGAGCGGGACGAGACGATAGACAAGTGGATTCACCCCATCGCGAACGTGAACGGGCATCGGGCCAAGTTCTGGGGAAAATGGGAGCCCTCTGATGAGGTCCGGACCCGCTGGCCGGGAATCACCTTTGCGGGCAGGATTGGAGTCAGGGACTTCTATGATGCTTATTCAAGAGTTGCAGCGGTTCCGTTGCTGGCAAAGCAGTCGTACTACAGGTCCGGCTTCATTACCCCTCGAGTTTGGGAGGCGGTCCTGTTCGGCTCCATTCCCATTGGGCTCGCCGGCCACCGCGGCATCGGTCAATACGTGGAGCGGGTGGCCATTGACTCACGGGGCCTCCTTGAGGCGGCCACGGAGATTCGCAACATCTCATCAATCCGCCGTCGCGTTCTGCGGGAGGAGGCGGCGCATAGGTTATCCCATATGGACGCTCGGCATTTCGTCGACGTTCTCGAGGGGTTGGTAGATGCGGTGGCCAAGGATTTTGAGTCGACCGCTGAAGTTCCTGAGACGCAAGAAGGCACAGAACATGGCAACCAAGAGTAACAACAACCCCGAGGCAAACCTCAAGATTCAGTGGCACCTGGACGGCGACGGCATGCGGCCGGTTGAGACCGCGTTCGGGTACGCGGTCCGCAACCCGCTCGTGGCTTCGATTCCCCCGGGGGCGACCCGCCGGATTGACTTACACGTCGCCACCGACCATCCGATGCACGTGTGGCCCACTCGCGCTCACGCCCCTCATTCTCGGGTTGTGAGTGTGGTCCCGGGAATCCTTCAGCCGGGTGAGGACCTGATGATTGACATCGAGAATAAGAGTCAGCACGTCACCCTCACCGTGGAGACCAAGGAGGTCCTCGTGAACCTCTCTCCCGTCGTCCTACCGGCCGGTATCGCGACGGAGGTCGCGTGAGATGAAGCGGACGTTCCGACGACCCGACGGCGCAGAGGAGACCCTCGAGGGAACCCCCGAGGAGTTGGCCGAGCACGAGCGTCGGCTTCGAGAGCAATCCCAGCCCGTCAAGGCTCCGCCTGACCAGACCCGAGACGTTCTCCTCGGTAAGACGATGGAGGAGTGGAAGCAATGGCTCGACGAACTCAAGAAGTTGAATCCGTCGTTTCCGCCGCTTCCGCAACCCGAACCGTTAATCCACCCTGGGCCAATCTGGATTGTTTCTTGCAGTCTGTGTCAATCCTATCCGTGTCGTTGCAAATCTCTCGGGTGGCCGCATGGGACCATCACCGTCACCGGCACGACTGCTTTCATACCCCGGATTGACACGCAGGGTTGGCTGCTGGACTGACCGTGTCCGAGATACAGCGACTGCTACGGGTCGCGCAGCGCCGGTCGACGGCGCGTGAGTATCGCTTTCCGCGATTCAAACTCCAGCGCTCACTGGAGGAGCGGCTGCGGGTCCGGCTCAAGGAGTTGAACATCAGTTCCGCTGCCTTCATGGAGGCCGTCGTCACGGGCTTCGTGGAGGGCCATCCCTCCGTCATGGCCATGATTGACCAATGGACGCGGGAGAACGAGACCGATTTCCAGGACGAGAAGCCCTCGCTGCGCTTGAAGGAGTTAGGCGAGGTCTACGGCGCCATCGCGGCCGGCGATGGCCTTATGACTGATGAGGAGAAGGACAATGAGTAACAGGACCATCGAACGCAGCGTCGCCCGTGCTCTCTACGCTAAGTTCTCGCGGGACTGGAGGGACCACCTCCGTGCGTCAGGAAAGTACGGTGAGCCGAAGTCTCCGAAGCGCCCGACTTTCTCCCAGTGGTACGCACTCCACGAGCGCAACCGAGCGATGATGGAGCAGTCCAAGGCCGCGGACGTTCTCGAGTTCCTGCAGGCCGACCCCTGGGAGCGCTTCGCCAACGAGCACCCGGAGGAGGCCCAGGCCTCGTCTGAGGACGCTTCGGACGATGAACGTGGAGTGGTTCACATCGACCTGAGGACGGGTGAGGAGACGAAGGAGTGAGGGCCCTCCTGCTCTCCCTCCTGCTCGCCGCCGGTTGCCTGGTCACGACCAATAGGCCGGGTGTGATAGTCTGCGAGGACATCAACTACGAGGCACCGAGTTGCGCGGGGTACTACGACTGGGTCCCCGGCTTCTGGGCCGGCGGCGTCTGGAACCGCGGCCACTACACGCACCGCTACCGCGGCCCACGCTTCAATCACGTCCGCTCCGGTCGCCGTCGCTAGGGGCCTCCGCGGTTGGAAGACGAACCCCGTATCATCCGGCTCGCCCGGAGGAGGATGCTTGTGACTCCCGTTAGGAAACCACCCGAGAAGATTCGAATTCCCGTTCGGGGGTCGACCCGTAAGAAGCCGACCAGGATTGTGAAGTCAACGACCGTTGCACCGGCCAAACCGAGGCTCAAGCCAAACCACCGGTAAGCGTGTTATGATGCCCTCGGTGAGCAAGTTAACCGAGGAAGAGCGAAAGACGACGTGCTGCTAGATGCGTCTAGTTCACTTCTCAGATTTACATTGGTCTGGGTTTGACCGTCTTCCCGAAGCGGACCTGTATGTCTGCACGGGCGATATGATGGCCGACCACGTTAGTAAGGTCAAGACCGGGTTCCCCGGCGTCTACTCCTGGGACATCGTTCCTGGTCACGCTAAGCACGTGCAGGAGGAGCAGGCCCGACGCTTCGTGGAACGCGACGGCGGTTACCGTAAGTTCCTCGGGAGCCCCGATGCCCCGCTCGTCTGTGTCCGCGGCAACCATGACTTCACAGACCTCCGACACCTGTTCGTCGGCTGTAACCTCGTGCATGAGTTCATCGACAACGAGTTCATCGAGGTGGCCGGTCTGCGGGTCACGGGTCATCGCGGCATTCCATACATCTACGGCGGTTGGAACGACGAGGTCATGCGCGCGGACCTGCTTGACCGCGCCCGTCGAATGCCGAACGCCGACCTCTTCCTGACGCACTACCCGCCGCTCGGTATCCTCGACGGCGGGCCGCTGGCATACGGCCTCGAGGGCCTCGCAGCCGTCCTCCAGGGTAAAATGGACGGGCCGGTCGGGGTCCACTGCTTCGGTCACATCCATGAGAGCCGTGCGGTTCATCGTCCGAGCGATTCAATCGTCTTCTCGAACGCGGCAACGTACTTCAACGTAATCGATATTTGAGGACCATGTCAGCAAAGACCATGCTCTCTGTCTTATTCGTGTTCATACTGCTCGCTTGGGCCGGCGTAATCGCGTTTGGAGTCGTCACGCACGACTTGGGGCCAATCCTCGGCGCAACGTTTATGTTCGGAGGCGCGACGTTCGTCATCGTCGTTCTCCAGCGCGACTTGGAGTCCTGAAATGGTATTCAAGGTCGTCTACGGATTAGAGCACATAAACTTTGGCATCGGCGACGAGCGCAGCGGCTGGTGGATTGTACGCTACCTCTTGAATACATCAAGCAACACGTTGTGGACACAAAGCCGATTGCGCAGTTTCCGTATGGGCCGGCGAGCGCGCACGACCTGTCGGACTTCGAGGCCTACTGCTTGGAGGGACACGCGGTGCTGAAGCGTAATGCAACGATTGAAGACATGAGGGATGCTTAATGCTGATTTCCGCACGCGTCATCGCTGACTCAATCAACCCGGACGGCGACCGCCTGACGACGGTCGAGGCGGTCTTCAATAGGTGGATACTGGCCGAACTCAACACCCATCGCATGCTGAGTCGGAACTCCGCCAGTTCCCGAGCCATCCCAGTCGCGCGCGTGCTGAAGCAGGTCTGGCGGGAGCCGGCCTACCCCGTGCACTGGGGCAAGAACCAGGCGGGAATGCAGAGTAAGAGTGAACTCGGAGGACTGCGTCTCTGGTTGGCGAAGCGCCTCTTCTTCTGGGCCCGCGTCCCCGCGCTGGTCCTCGTTTGGCTCCTCAGCAAGGTCGGCCTCCACAAGCAGGTAGCCAACCGCATTCTGGAGCCCTGGGTCTGGCACACGGCAATCATCAGCAGCACGACCTGGCACAACTTCTTCAAGTTGCGAGCGCATCCGGATGCCCAGCCCGAGTTCAAGGAGTTGGCTTATAAGATGAACCAAGCCATTAACTGCAGCGAACCTCGAAGGTTGGAATGGGGTGAGTGGCACCTGCCGTACGCTGACGGGTTGGACGTCAAGACGGCTTCCGGCGCCGCCGTCCTGCCTTCAATGGTGAAGGTCTCGGCCGCGTGCTGCGCTAGGGTCTCCTACGTTCGACAGAATGACCGGAAGTCTATCGAAGAGGACGTGACGCTTTCCGACAGGCTCGGCGCGAACGGACACTTCTCTCCCCTCGAGCATCCGGCCCGGGCGGAGCGCGGCCAATGGGGGAACTTCCGGGGCTGGAAGCAGGCGCGAAAGTTTTACGCCAATGAATCAGGCGAACCGAAACAGAAGTGCCTCTGTGAGAACGACCTCTACACGTCAGGCTGCCCGACCCACGGGCACAGTTGAAGCCTATCTGTACGCAAAGGAAGCGCATGTCAGACGACTGGAACGTTCCCGACGACGATGAGGACGAGATGCTGGAACTTCCGGGTCTTGACACCGAGGCCGGTCGCGACGGATGGATTGAGATTCTCGCGCAACAGGACGAGGAGAGCATCGCTGCGAACGGCGGTTGGATTCAAATGATTATCGTCTCGGACGAGAAGCCTGAGAACGGTGTGATGCGCGTGCGTTACGCCGACGGAACCGAGGACATCTTCGACGTTCAAATCAGACGTAAGATTGGCCTCGTGACTGAGAACGACCTCGTGACGGACAACGACAGCGAGAGGAACTGACGTGGCCACCCTTTCCACGACGCTTGACATCCATCAGCCCGATGCCAGTTTCACGCCGGACCAACTCCATGTTATTGCGGTGGTCCACAACCCGCTCCGCTTCAGGAGCCGAGACGTGCTCTTCCAGCAGTTCGTGCAACACATGCAAGCGGCGGGCGTGACGCTGCACGTGGTCGAGGCCGCCTTCGGAGAGCGACACCACCGTCACTCCGACCTGGGTGCCCACACCCACACCCTTTTCCAGCACTCGAATGAGATATGGATGAAGGAGGCGATGATTAACGCGGGGTTCAGTCGGCTTCCAGACGACTGGAAGTACGCCGCGTGGATAGACGGCGACGTCCACTTCGCCCGACCCGATTGGGCGACCGAAACGATTCACCAGTTGCAACACTATCGGGTCGTCCAGATGTTTCAGACCGCCGCGGACCTCGGTCCGACCGGAGAGATTGTCGACGTTCATAACAGTTTCGGCTGGTCTTATGCCGCAGGACTACCGAAGTGGGTGCACGGCAACGCCCCAGAGGCTGCCGTTCATGACGGCCTCGATTACTACTTCTATGACGACAGCGAGAGTCTCGGTGGCACCCGACCGGCGGGAAAGTTCTGGCATCCGGGATACGCCTGGGCCATTCGTCGCAAGGCCTTCGATGACCTCGGCGGTCTGATAGACTGGTCAGGCCTCGGTTCGGCCGACCACATGATGGCGCTAGCGATGATTGGAGAGGTTGAGAAGTCGATTCCAGGAAACCTCCATCCGAACTACCTTCGTCACGCTCGACTGTGGCAGGAACTCGCCGCCGAGCACATCCGCGGTGACATGGGGTTCGTTCCGGGGACCATCACTCATTCCTGGCACGGTCGCAAGCGGGAGCGCTTCTATGTTCCTCGATGGGAGATTTTACGGAAGCATGCCTATGACCCCGAGCGGGACATCCGGCGTGACCACCAGCGCATGGTTCACTTCACTCGTCCCGGTGAGCGGCTTCGTGACGACATGCGGACCTATTTCAGGTCCCGTAATGAAGACGGAGTCGAGTTGTAATGTTGACATGTCCCGTGTGCGGCGAGTACTCATGTAAATACTGGCAATGGTGCAAGATGAATACAGGACCGAAACAATCGACGCCAGTTCCCTCGGGACAGATGAAGACCGACGGAGATACCACTCATCGAGTTCCCCGTTTCGAGCCGGAGGCCTTGCCTGAGATATACGGTGAGTCACTCGAGGAGCGTGACAACGACCCAGTGAACCACCCATCGCATTACACTGCCAGTGGCATTGAAACGATTGATGTCATCGAGGCATGGGACCTAGACTTCTGTTTGGGGAACGCCGTGAAGTACATCTCTCGTGCCGGCAAGAAGGACCCCGAGAAGGAACTGGAAGACCTCAAGAAGGCTCGGTGGTACGTTGACCGTCGCATCGAGCAAATTCAAAATCGAGGAAAAACCGGATGATTTCATTACGCTTGCTCGTCAATAATGAGGTCTGTTGCGACGTCGACGGCGTCGTGGCAGACCTCGTGGGCGGCCTGCAGGGGTGGCTCCTCACGACCTATGGCGTTGAGATGGACCGGTCTCGGGTCGTCTATCACAACGACATGGGTCGCTCTCCCGGCATCAGGGAGACAACGGCTCGAAAACTGATGAGGTTCTTTCCAAGCGCAGAGACCCCGGAGCAGGCGTTCTCCTTCGCGTTCGAGGCCTTCATGAAGGACCGCGACGTCTACGGTCGCTACATCCCCGTCATTCCCGGGGCGCTTGAGGGAATCGCGGCCATCCAGCAGAGGTACGAGGTGGTCTTCGTGACCGCCCTCATGAAGAAGGCCCGCGACCACTTTCGCTCCAAGATGGAGTGGATTGAGCGATGGTTTCCCGGTTGCGAGGTCATCACGGCCACGGCCAGCAAGAAGCGCATGGTCCGCGGCCGGTATGCTATCGATGACCGCTACGACACCTGCGCCATGTATAGGGCGGCCGGCACCGAGCCCCTGCTCTTCGAACAGCCATGGAACGAGGTTCCCGACGGCGTCGTCGAGCCAAGTTACGACTGGAAGGGAATCGTGCAGAGGATATGCGATGAGTGAAATCGACGGAAAGGTTGCTCCACCGCCGGCCGGGTACACCTCGGTTCGCCTCGGCGCGGCCTTTCTGATGCCTGCCGACGAGGCCGACCACTACGAACTCTTTCGACAGACTGTGACGGTGGCCAATGAGGGCGACCGGACGGTCAAGAGCGAGGCAATCGGAACCCCGATTGGACCCCTGGCTCGCTATCGACGAAAGGGACGGGGTGACAAGACCCCGAAGCACCTGGCCTCGGTGAGCGGGCCACCCCTGGAGATGAAGACTACGGACGCGAAGGGACAGCCCATGACTTTAATTTTGCTCTGGTGGCCGGGAATGGATAACAACAAATGACAGGCGAAGAGAAAGTCGGTCTCGTGTTCATTGTGATGTGGGCCCTCTCGGTCCTCGCGAGCCTAGCCATGTCCGCGGCCGTCGTTTACGTTCTGATTCATTTTCTTTCAAAGTATTGGTGAGATGACCGACGTCCAGTTGTTCAGCGAGCGTCTCACCCAGACGCTGGGGCTCTTGTCCTGGGAAGTGCGTAACGCCCTGTTGGTCAAAATCGGTCACATGGAGTTGCAGATGCGAAGCAACGGCCAATGCCAGCCGGTCTGGACCGGTCCCGTGCCCGAGGTCCAGTTGCTGGGTCGCGAGGTCGTTGTACCGACCGACGTCGGCGAGCGACGGGGCATCGTCGTCTGCTTCGGAGTCATGAACATGGGCGCTGAGTATGAGCGGTCCGTGGTCGTGCACGTCCCGGCCTCTGGCACCGTCCATGAGGCCCCGGGCTCCTCCACCAGGCTGGCGTCTGCAGAGGACTCCAGACGCATCCAGGAGGAACTGGCGATGGCTCGGAAGTTGAGCGAGGCGACCGAACGGGTGCAGGCGGAGCCGCCGGCCGGCAAGGCCAGGCGTCGCGGCCACAAGGACCCCGCCCTTCAGAAGTGGATGCTCGAGCACGGAGCGGCCCATCCCAACGTCCGTCAAGCGGTTGAGGGCGGCGGCTGCCTTAAGTTGGTCGGTCTCGATGGTGACAAGCGCCTTTACGTCTTTCGCGGACAACTTCGGGTCGACGTCAGCGGCTTCGTCGTCGGTCATCCGTCCGTTCGTCAGATATCCGAGGCCGAGGCCAAGGAGATGCACCTCGGAAAGGTCCGCGGACAGTTCATCTTCGAGGACCCCGCCGCGGCTCGTGAGGCCTTCGAACTCGCTCTCTCCCTCCTCGGTTAGACGTTTGCGACGGACGTCCGTCGCCGTTGTGGTACAATGGACGCATGCCGCAACAGGTAATGCCGCCCTACGTCGAGACCGAGGCCCTTCGCCAGGACCGAATCATTCGTGTGATTGAGTTCATCATGGAGACCGAGAGCGATGTGACGCTCGAGAACGGGCCGCTGACGATGACTGTCCGCGGCCACGAAATCAAGGTCCGCGACAACAAGACCGGGTTCCTAGTGGCCTATTCCATGACCAAGGCGGACTTTGAGCAGTCCGTCGATGAGTTCGTCTCCGACTTCATGGCCTGAACGGCGGTGGAGCGGGCGGAAGTCCGCGGACGGCGGTACCTATTCGCATGTCCGGTTCCTGGATGCAACTTCGCGGCCTCCTCCTGGTGGGAGAGGCCAAGACCTCGGTCGACTACAAGAACGCCCTGGCGCGGTACATGGTCGGTCGGTACGGTGAGCACGCGGCCGATGAGGCCATATCGCTCCTGCAGCGCAGCCGTCCACAGGACTTCCAGAAGCAGTTGGCTCTGAAGTACATGGACAGTCGGCTCGACGGTATCGTTAAGGACCTCGTGAAGTCCATGACGCCGACGACGAACGCCCCCAAGTCGAAGGACGAACCCGAGGCAGGCTTCAAGGCTGCGGACGACGACGAAGAAAGCGACGACGGACCGGCCTTCAAGACCCCCGATGAGGTGGCTGCGCAGCGAGCGAAGACGACCGCCACCGCCGCGAGCCGTCCGGACCGGGCCGGCACGACCTCCAACGTGCAGCGGCCCGCCGGCGGCGGCACCAGGGCCGAGCCCGGTAAGGCGACCGCGAGCGTCATGGGCACCGCCGGCCAGTACCAGATAAAGAAGCCGAGCGCTGACCCCAGCATCAAGCCGACGGTGAAGGCTAAGCCCGGAGAGTCGGGAATGTCTAACTCCCAGAAGAAGGTCGACTACGTCACCCAGACGTACGGTCAGGCCACCGGTGACCGCCTCGCCAAGAAACTGGGTGTTCCGACATCCGCCGAGCGCGGCGGTGTACTCGGAGTCGGAATGGGGTCCCCCTGGAAGACCAAGCCGAAGGTCGTCTCCGGTCAGGCCGCCCAGAAGGCAGCCGACCCGGACTCCCCGACAGCGGCACCCACTCCGCGAAACGCCCGCGATATTCCACCCAGGCCGGTCGCTCAACGACCGGGCGGTAGCAACGGTAAGCCGCTGGTGCGAACGAGGAACCCCGAGACCGGTGAGGACGAGGTCGGGGTGCGGCCGGGGGACTTCGTCGGCCAGCGCTGGAAGCCGCACGGCATCTCCAAGAAGGTAGCCACGGCCCGTCCAGACGCGGCCACTGGCAACTTCCAGCGCGGCAGTCGACTCACGAACCCCTCCCAGGAGGGACAGGAAATGGTCTGGGACGGCAGTGACTGGGTCCTCCCGAGCGTCTACGCCGCCTCCCGGGCCCAAGCGAAAGCGAGCAACTGAATGCGTCTCCCCCTCTCTCCAATGCTGGCCCTCGCCGTCGGGGCCTGCGTCCACATGCCGCGACTGAACCCCGAGTATCGCCTGGAGACCGACCAGGAGCGATACGCCGTGGTCGTCGAGTCCGGTTGCGCCGAGGACGCGCCGATTCCGAATCACCTGCCGATTGAGTGGAGGCCCGGGCGCCACGGCTCGGGCGTGCTCATCGACGGCCGCCACGTCCTGACGGCCCTTCACGTCGTAGACTGCCCGATTCTGCCGGCGGTAACGGTCTACCTCGAGGACGGTACACCCTTCTTTATGAACGTGGTCCGTGAGGACCGCGACCGGGACCTCGCCCTCCTCGAGGTGGCGTCCCAGGGAAACATCTCGAACCGCGTTGCTCCGCCGACCCTGGGTTTGCCTGAGGGTCGGCTCTGCTCCCAGGCCGCGTGGCCGTATCGAATGAGTCGCTGTGGGGAGTTCGATTCGCCCGACGGCTTCTGGACAGCGAGCGTCAGGGGCAACTCGGGGGCCGGCGTCTACGATGAGTTCGGTGCCCTGGTCGGCATCGTGACGCGCTCCACCGAAGCGGAGACCACGTTTAGTCGCCTCGACAGCGACTGGGTCCGTTAACGCTTCCAGCACCGGTCCCCGCTTGCCCTCGAGGTATGATGGCCGCATGCTTCGACGCATCCTCAATGCCGCCGCCGTTCTCCTTGAGGACGGGATAGAACGCTGGGCCAACCTGAACCGGGGAACCGTGCGGGTTGACCGCGCGACGATTGACCGCGCCGCGGAACTGGCCCTCGAGAACGCTCGCCTTCGGGACGAGGTGGCGCGGCTCCATGCCGCTCTGTTTGTGAGCGATGACCCCGGTCAAGACGTTGATGCGGATTGGCTCGCGAAGTGGTGTGACTCAATCGAATCAATTAAACCTGAGGACCCGTTCTGATGTCGGACAAGTCGGGGCCGGTCGACCACGGGCTCATGATGCGAATCGGACACGCAATCGATGCGTTGGCCCATCAGTTGATTGAACTGGGAGACAGACTGACTCCGGAGCAGGAGGACGCGCTGCTCGCCGGCGCGCTGGGCGGAGCACCACTCGTGGAGTTGATGAACTCGCTCTCCCTCGTCGTTGAGGTGCAGAACGAGACCGGGTTCATGAACGTCTTCCTCAACGAGGGAGTGAACTGAGATGGCGGACACCAAGCAGGTCATCGTGATGCGAACTGACCTCAACATGAGAAAGGGAAAGATGGTTGCCCAGGGCTCCCATGCCTCCCTGGGTGCCGTCCTTCGCATTCAGGACGAGGGCAACCACGACTGGACTGCGGCCTTGAGCGAATGGCTCGACTCGTCCTTCAAGAAAATCTGCGTTGGGGTCGATAGCGACACGACCCTGTTGGAACTCAAGGCGGCCCTCGATGCCGCCGGCCTGCCGTGCAAACTGGTCACGGACCTCGGTCACACCGAGTTCCATGGCAAACCCACAGTCACGTGCCTCGCGGTGGGCCCGTACTACTCAGACGTGATTGACAGGTTCACGGGAGGGTTGAGGCTGCTATGAAGACCATTAAGGAAACGCTGCGGAGGTTCCTTGCTCTGGCGCATCTCGTCCTTGAGACGGCCACGGGGCTCATGGCGCTTCTCCTGGCGTTCACGCTCTGCACTTGGCTCGTCACTCTGTTAGCGACACGCATCATCAAACTGATGTAATACGATGGCCTCATGGCAGGCCTTCGAGTCACCCTCGGCGAGCGTCTCGGTGGATACCGGGATGTCGCCATTGTGCATCAACCGAAACCCGTCTCAGACGAAACGGAGGGGGCTCCGGAGTACGTGGAACTCGAGTTGGCCGGGCCGGTCGTCAAGTTGGCCCAATGCCGGTCCGCGACGCTTCCCTTCGGTGCTCCGTTCGAGCGACCCGACGACGACGGACCCGCTCGGGTCCGAGGAGAGATGGTTTGGACTCACAAGACCGCGCCGACCCTCGTCATTGAGGGTAGGCCGGGAATGACCGCGGACGAGTACGCTGCGGGGAGGAGGCGTTGATGTCGAGCAAAGAGGCTTGGGTTAGGTTCAACATACCAGCGCTGCTTGTCGTCCTCGTCGTCGCCATGGCGCTCGGGTTCATCGGCGGCCTGCTGCTCGGACACGCCGACGGTGTCAACGACGGCTGGACGCAGGCGGCCCAGGCCTTCAGGCACGACGGAGACTTTAAGTCGCCTTAGCGGCGACCGTTGCCCGAGAGCGAGTCGAGCCAGTCGCCGTCGGCCTCGGTCTCGTCGTCGGGAGCGCCCGCGTCCTGCGCGGAGCCGACGTTCATGCCGCCCGGCACGGACCCACCGGTCGCCTGGGGCAGCATGCTGCCCTTCGATGGCGGTCCGAAGAGGGGGTTGGTCTGGCCCGGCCTATCCGTCCCGTTGGGAATCGGCGGCGGTGGCTTTCCCTGGCCCCTCATCGCCGGACGCTGGCCGTCCTGGGCCGCGCCGGTGCCGCTCGCGTTGAAGTACGGCATCGGACCCTGTTTGTTGCGGCGGTCCATGGTGCCGTAGCGGGCGATGTTGCGTCGCTTGGCGACGGCGTCCCAGTTCGCCTCGGTCTCGATGCCGAGCGCCTCGGCCAGCCGCATCCAAGAGTTGCTCATGGCGTTACCTAGCGCGGTTGCGGTTACCGCGGCCGCCGTTCGCTGAACTTGAATACCTTGTTCCGGGAGGCCGCGGCGCTATGGACCACGACTCGACGGTTGCGGAGGTTGAACGCCTGGTCGAACGGGCCAGGCGGATGCTATCGGACGCCGCAGACATGCTGCGTGGGCCCCTGGTTGAGCCGTCTCGGGCCGCGATGGAGGCCGAGACGGCGGTCACCCGGTCGCTGGACTCCCTCTCCGGGCAACTCTTCAGGGACCGACTGGCCCGGAGGTTCCGGTGACCGACGCCGAGATGCCGCCGAATCGCAAGGAACGTCGCCTGGTCTACCGCTGCCTGCTGGAGCAGGGCGTCCTCATTGGAAACGAGGAGGAGGTTTGGAGCGTACCGGCGGCGTACCGGGCCCTGGACACGCTTCGGGAGTGCGTCGACGCCATCTGCACATTGATAGGCGGAAGGCATGGGCTCACCTCCTCGTTCGTTAAGGCCTGCGTGATGCAGGGTGACATGGCCGGTGGTGGTCACGCCCCCTACGTCCTCGATGAGATGGCTGAGTTCCTCGTCCATGACGGTGAGGCCCGAGCGTACTGGGAGGGCTTCGTGAGCGACGCCCTCTATCCCCACCGCTGTCCCTTCTGCGGCGCGAGCGCCTTCGTTGGATTCCTACAGGTGGACTGCAAGGCCAAGTGCTCGGGACCGCGGCGGTCGTGAGTGACATGCGGCTCGTGCCGTGGCCGCTCGTCCTGAACCAGGGATTCGGGAACGTGTTGCCGAACGGCCGTTGGGGGTTCGAGGGGGCCCAGTTAATCGCCGACGCCATCAACGACGGCGACTGGAGCCTCGTCGAGGAGTACGCGAACCTCCTCGTTTGGGACGACGCTGCAAGCGACTGACGAGGCCTGGCGGCGTTGCGATGCGGTATGATTGCGGCATGCCAAACGCAACTAGGAACCTCTCCCGACGCCAACGAGCCATCGTCGGCCTCATCATCAAGCGGGCCCGGAAGTACGGCCTGAGCCTCCGGCGCGACGTTGGCCCACTCGAGCACATCGGCCGCCGCATCAGCGCCCGGCGCGGCTACGGGTGCGCGGTCGACGCCGGCGCCGTCGGGCGGCTCGCGTTGGCGAATGACAGCGGGAACCTGGAGGCCTTCTCGAAGGCCTTCGAAGTCTCCATGGGCTTCGCGGCGGGCGTCAGCGACGGCTTCGAGAAGGGATTCTCCGCCACTGTCGCCCAGGCGCTCGTGAGTTACGGCTACTGCCTGACGCCCGACCGGGCCGGAACCAACCGGGAGTACCTCTCAGGCGTTAAGGTCGGGCGCGCGGTGGCCGCGCTGACCGTCGACGCGGTATGATTGCGGATACGAAAGGACACGACAGCAACATGAGCGAAGAAGCAACGGTTACCGAGACTGAGACCAAGAAGCGTGAATCCAAGAAGAACTCGATTCCGATGACGGAGATTGAGAGCCTGATTGCGGGGATTCCGAGTTACACGAAGACCTCGTTCCTCGTGGTCGGACACAAGGGAGGCGTTCGCATCGCGATGCCGAAGACCACCGGCGTCAGCCGCGCGTACTTCTACGGCAACGACGACTACGCGCTCGTTCCGAAGCACGACGCAATCACGGTCCACTCCGAGGAGGCCCGCAAGGCCGGACGCAAGGGTGGAATCATGGCCGAGGTGGACTTCTCCAAGAGCAACGAGCAGGCCCGGGAGGCCCTAACGCTGCTCGTTGCTGCGGTCCGTAGGGCCGAGGCGCCGGCTGCCAAGGCGGTGAAGGCTCCGAAGGAGCCCAAGCAACCCAAGGCCCCAAAGGTCCCTAAGGCAGCCAAGGCCGCCGCCGCTCCCGTGACGCAGCAAGCCGCCGAGCACGGCGGCGGCATGGCCGGTCACGACGGGGACACCGACGGCGGGGAGACCACCGAGGCGTGATATCCGAGGAACGGGCCCGAGAGGTCAACGCTGCAGCCAAGCCCTTCATGGATGAACTCGTTGAGTTGCTGCGTCCGTTCTTCCCGTTTCATGCCGCGGCGATGTCCAGCGAACTCCACGGAACCAAACTCACGTCGGACCGCTGGCATCGCATCGCCGCCGCCGCCGCGTCGCTGCACTCGATTCCCGGCTCGGCGTTGGGTCCGGAGGAACACGACCGACGAAACCTGGGCCTCGCCGGCTACAACGTGGCCCTAAAGATGGCGGCCATCCTCTTCAACTCCCGGCGTCCCGAGATGGACGCTGACTTCGTGCTTTGGCGCATCGCCTGCCTACGACAGCAAATCCTAGAGACGCTACCGCAGCAGCAGCAGCAACAACGGAAAGACGAAAGCGAAAACCGATGAGCAAGGAAAGCGTCCTCCAGTACACGAGGAACGGTTCGACATGGGTTCGTTGCGGGTCCACGGTCGGCGAACTCGAGCCCGGCTTCTACGACCCAACCCAGACGAACCAGGGCTGGGGCCTCACCCCGCGACAGGCCGTTTCGGACGACTTAATCGACATTCCGGGAACTGTGGCTGACGAGATTTACGCGGACATTGACGTGTTCATGGCGACACGGTCCCGCTACTCCGCGTACGGACTAACCCATAAGCGCGGCTACCTCTTCTTCGGTCCTCCAGGCAGCGGCAAGACCAGCCTCGGACTGATGCTCGCTCGGCGCTTCATCGACACCATGCGCGGTGTCGTCGTATATGCGAACGGCGTCAGCGAGTTCTATCACGCGGTGGACATCATGCGCGAAGTCGAGCCCGGCCGACCCTCTCTCTATCTGCTGGAGGAGGCCGATGACGTCGTGAACAACGTCCATTGCCTCAGCATCCTCGACGGTGAGCAGAGCCTCCAGGGCGCGGTCTTCATCGCGATGACCAACCATAAGGAGCGACTACCGCCGCGCATCGCGAACCGGCCGGGTCGGTTCGACCGCGTCGTGTACGTTGACTGTCCGCCGCCCGCTGTGCAGGTGGAGTACCTGCGGCGTGTGGCGGCCCGGAACCCGGGGACGACCGCTGAGGAGGCCGCCAAGACGGCGATGACGATTGTTGAGGCCCTCAGCGGCCTGCCGATATCGATGGGTCACCTCCGGGAGGCCTTCATCTCGACAGTTCTGATGGGCGTCGACCTTCGGGTCATTCGCAAAAGGTTCGAGGACATGGCGAGCCTGGACGTTGAGGCCTCCTCCAGTGTCCTTTCGCTTCTCACAGAGAGGACGGAAGCGTCCGTTCAGGAAGCGACTGACGAATACGACCCCGGCGAAGAGAAGACGGAGTGGGTGGCCTCCAACGGGTTTTGCTGAGTAGCGATGGCCCACACTAAGGGGTCTCCGCCTAAGACCCTAACCGGACAACTGCCGGTCTCAAGCCAGGACTCACCCTGGTGGGACGGAGTTGCGTCTGAGTTACGCACTCGGGTCGACCTGGTGGGAAGGACCCTCACGATTGAGGAACTCACTCAGACGCTCCCCTCATACGAGGACGGCCGCCGACCGAGGCCACGCGCGGCCGCCCGACGCTTGCTTGCCCGTGGGGCCGTCGAACTCGTGCTCCGCGGCCCGAACGACTCGCTGGGCCGAGGCGCGACGTATCGGGTCGTGGAGCCCATCGTGCAGGCAGCGGCGGTATCACCACCGCCGGACTGGCGGCCGACCACCGACGCTCCTGACGACGAACTCCGGCCGGACATGGACTGGCTCGAAGCCGCTGTCGAACGCATGACGAAGCCGAAGTGATACGATAACGCGAAAGGAACAACACGACATGGCAAAGGGAACGCTACTGACGGCCCAGCAGGCCGCCAATCTCATCGGGGTCTCCGTGGAGACGCTGCGCAAGCACGCCGCTGCCGGCAAGGTCAAGGGTCAGAAGGTCAACGGCTTCTGGGTCTTCAACGAGAGCGACCTGCCGCAGGGCAAGGGCAAGGCGACCAAGGCCGCACCCGTGAAACGCAGCGTGACGGACGTGGTCTTCGTGCTTGACGGTTCGGGCTCGATGAACGGCCTGCATTCGGACGTGCGGAGGAGCCTAGAGCAACAGATTGCCGCTCTGGCGAACGCCGCGAACGAGAGCAACACGTACGAGTTCAGCGTCATTAACTTCGGCGGCCTCACCGTCGAACAAACGCCGTTCAGAGACGTCCGGGACGGCTTCAGTCCGTCCCTCTACAGGCCGCCCGGCGGCGGGACACCGCTGCACGACGCAATCGGGAGGGCAATCAATACTTGCGCCGCGCGCGACGACAACGCCCGCTCGTTCCTCATCTCTGTCCTGACGGACGGTGAGGAGAACCAATCAACGACATACAAGCATGTTCTGATTGACATGCTCAAGAGATACACCAAGACCGACCGCTATACGTTCACGTTCGCGGGCCCACATGGGTGTCAGAGCGAAGCCTTGGGGCTCGGCATCCCAAGCGGCAACATCACGTCCTGGGAGCAGACCGCTGCCGGCCTGAAGTTCCTCTCGAGCGTCTCGACGCAGTCACTGTCCACGTACACGAGCAATCGCTCGGCCGGCATCCGCGGCAGCACCAGTTTCTACGTCCAACCGAACACGACGGACGCCGCGAATTTCGCCCAACAGTTGCAGAAGGTCGTTCCGGCCCTGGCTCCGACCGACTTCCGGGTCGAGCGCGTCGGCAAGTCCGACCCACTGGTGGTAAGCAAGTTCGCGGAGAAGAGGCTCGGCGGATTCCAAAAGGGCAAACTGTACTACGAGTTGACCTCCTCGGAAAAGGTCCAGAGTTACAAGCAGTTAATCGTGCATGACACGAAGACCGGTCAGTTCTACGCCGGTCAACGCGACGCCCTCTCCCTCCTCGGAGTGCCGAACTTCAGCGGGACCGTTCGCCTGAAGCCGGGTAACCTCGGTGAGTTCAAGGTGTTCGTGCAGTCGACGTCGACGAACCGCAAGTTGGTTCCCGACACCGCTGTGGTCGTTCTGAAGTAACAGCGTAAGAGACGCAGACCGTGAACTACTACTACTTGTTCGGGCTCCCAATTGTCCTCGCCGCGCTCTGGCTGGTCGGATGGGTTGCCGCAGGTCGCGAGCGTGAGCGCGCTCGCTTGCGAGCGCGCGGTCTGGCTAGCGATGTACCGCAACGTTGTTGCGGTATGATGTGGAGGTAACGATGACGAAGCAACTGGACGACATGATAGCAGACATCCTGCGACCCGTGACGCCCAGTCGCTTCGGCAATCGCGTCACTGTGGTTTACCCGGAGACCGCGGTCGTTCAGGACTACCTGGACGAATGCGTCCCTCATCCAATCAACGATTATTCAAATCACTTCCTCATGCGTCGCTTCTGTGACGTGAGGACTTCGATGGCGGCCTGGCCGATTCCCGCAGAGAACGGTTTTCGTGGACAGGTCACGTATCCGTGGTTCGTCCACGAGAAGAACGCCGATGGGTCTTGGCTCATCGTTGACGGTCACCTCGCCAGCAGGGGTAAGACGGCATACTCCGACACCGCGGAACGTGAGATGCCCTGGCGATGCTTCCACGGTGACGCCGACTGGCCGTGCAGCGAGTGTGGCCATGCCGAACGCTGCCATGACCGCAGCCACGCATGGGACAATTGCGACGCTACCACCAATGAGGGACATCCCTGTAACTGCGGCAACAACGTTGGCCGCTGAAGAGAGAGAGAACCGAATGAGAGCGCTTTCAGAACCCAATTCCACCGTCGACCTTCGCAACCCCCTCTCCCGTGTGGCCACCGGCACGGACATCGTCTTGGCCGACGGCCGCCGCGGATACGTGGCCGGGCCTGCGCCCCTGGCTGGTAAGTTGGTCTTCGTCCAGCGCGGGGAGCGGACCAACAAGGTCACTGAAATCTGGGCCGGAGAACTGCGTGACCACCGCGTGGTTCTGCCTGACCGGCTTTCCTGGCGAGCCCCGGAGGAGGAGTAGTAGCATGGCGAAGCGTCTTCGAATGAGCATCGGCAGGTTCAACGAACTGCAGGAAAGCCTGCGGTGGTGTCAGTTGCGCGGCTTCATCGGCCTGACGCAGTACTATCAGGACGAACTGGAGTACGCGGCGAAGTGCAAGCGCCTACCGCACTCGGTCCAGCGGACGGAGGAGAATGACGATGGGAGAGACCAATCCCGGTAACATACCGGTCGTAATCTTTGCGGGCGGCCGAGGCTCCCGCTTCAACGCGGAGACGCAGGTCCTGCCGAAGCCCCTCATCGAGGTGGCCGGCAAGCCGATACTGCAACACATCATCGACCTCCTTCATGCCCAGGGATTTCGCGAGTTCATCGTTGCGACGGGGTACATGGGAGAGGCAGTCAACGATTACTTCAGTTCCCGCGGCCCCCTCTTCTCCTATGACAGGCGCGAGGGCCACTGCCAGTTCTATGACCGTGAACTCAGTGCGGCGGGCAACACGCCCTGTTTCATTCGGTGCTTCAACACCGGGCTCGATAGCCACGTCGGTCGCCGGCTCGCCGTCCTCAACGAGATGCCGATTAACGCCATCGCTAACCGGCGCTTCGTCATGACGTACGGCGACGGCCTCTGCGACGTGGACATGCGGACGCTGATTGACGGACACGAGGTCGCCGGCGCCGGAGTCACCATGACCGCGGTGCATCCGCCGGGACGCTTCGGCGTCGTTCAGTTCTGTGATGACACCTCTCCCGAGGTGTACTCGTTCTCCGAGAAGCCAACGCACGACTGGATTAACGGCGGCTTCATGGTCGCTGAGCCGGAGTTCATTGAGCAGTACATCGAGGGCGACAGCGAACTCGAGCGGACGGCCTTGAACGAGTTGGCCGCGAGCGGGGGCCTACACGCACACCGGCACCACGGGTTCTGGATGTGCATGGACTCGAGACGGGACCTCGAGGCGATTGAGGCCGTGGTGGCCGCTGAGGGCGGCTTGCTGCCGTGGCGTCGCGATATGATGTCTCCCAACACGAAGCCATAAGACACGGATACGAAAACGAAAGAAGAGGAACATGAGCGTAGCCACAGTCAAGGAACACATTCGTCGCGAGAATAAGCGGACCAGTGACCGCAACCGTCGCTTCAAGAAGATGACCAAGGCGCAACAGCGCGTGGCCATCGCAAGGGACGTCCTGAAACTGCTCACAGAGAATAAGATTGCGGCCATACGCGGGGAGTACTTCGAGTTGTCGGACAACGGCTACGACCTCAACGCGGCCGTCGCGGATATCGAACTTGAGTTCGTGCCCCCCAACGTTACGAACTGTTTTCAACACGCGGATATCACTCTCAAGGAGTTAATCCACGTGCCTAGCGTGACATGCAATGTCTGCGCCATCGGCGCCGTCTTCACCGCCGCGGTGGCACGTCGAGGAATCAACGGGGATGAGACGGTCTGCACCGTCTCGAAAAACGTCGGCGGCGGCGGCGAATTGACCACCACTGAAACCATCGAGCGCCGCACGATGGTTCGCGTCATGCGGCCGTACTTCACGCCTCGCCAGTTAAGCGTGCTCGAGGACTTCTTCGAGGGCTCGGACTATGACATCGACGACTCCGATGATGCCCTCCGAATGGCGATGAAGCACATCATCAAGACCAAGGGCAAGGAGGTCGCGCCGCCGCGGAGTGAATGGGCTAGCGAGTGACCGTCGTCGTCACCGGCGCCTCCGGCTTCATTGGGGGAGCGTTGACCCGCTCTCTCCTCGGCCTCTCCCATAGGGTTGTGACCCTCTGCCGGGACGGTGAGGTCGACGTGCCCGGGCGCGACGTTGTTCGCGGTGAACTCGAGGACCTGCGGGCCTGCGAACGCCTCATCAATGAGCATCAGCCGTGCGCGGTCTTTCACCTCGCCGCGCAGGCGATGGTGCAGCGCGCGCAGCGGGACCCCTGGGCGACCATGGAGAGCAACGTTCGTGGTACCTATAACCTGCTCGAGGCCTTTCGGAGGCATGCTCCACAGGGGGCCATCTTCGTCATGGCATCGTCTGACAAGGCCTATGGGGAGATACGAGGCGGCCGGTCCTATCACGAGGACGACCCTCTGGAGGGCCGGGGCCCATACGACTGCTCCAAGAGTTGCGCGGACCTGATAGCCCAGAGTTACGCTCTGGAGTACGGACTGAAGTTGGGCATCGTTCGGGCCGGCAACGTCTACGGACCCGGTGACACGGACTCCAGTCGAATCGTGCCCTCCCTAGTCGCGGACCTCATGGCAAACCGCGACCCTACGATTATGTCCGACGGGACTCCGGTCCGCGACTACCTGTACATCACCGACGCCATCGCCGGTTACTTGAGCCTCTGGAGGCACCTGGACTCGCTAGAAGCCGGTGTCGCCGGCCGCGGCGCCTTGGCGGTGAACCTCTCCGGCGGTGAACCCATTAGCGTCGAGGACCTCGCCTGGACGGCAATAAAGGTCCGAGAGGGCCTCGAGAGGCAGCGGCATCCTGGGCATGAGCCGAAGGTACTGCGGCCGAACATCCTCGGCGTTAGGCGCGGGGAGATTTCCCGACAGGTCTTAGACTGCTCATTCGCCAAGCGTGAACTGAAATGGGAGCCTGCGGTCGACCTCGATACGGGTCTACGCAACGCTCTGCTATCGGCCTACGCGATTCGCTTTCCGTATCTCTGACCGACAAATCCCCACTGTGGGAGGATGGAGCCGATGCCGAAACTCGACTGGCGCCCGTACTTCCCGAAACAGGAGCCGAGGCCAGGCCAGGTCCAAGCGCTCGACTGGATTTGTGAGCAGTTCGAGGCCGGTCATCGTCGTATAATCTGTGAGTTGGGAACCGGCGTCGGGAAGTCAGCCGTAGCGGTCTGCGTAGGCGCTTGGCTCGAGGCCCGAGAGAAGGGCCAAGGCGCCCACGCACCCGGCGTGACCGTCCTTACCTCGCAACTGATACTTCAGAACCAGTACGTCGACGACTTCAAGCAGGCCCGAGACCTCCGGGCGGCCGCCAATTTCAAGTGCTCTGGTCCGGTCGCAGGCACCTGCGGTGAGACGTCCCGGGTTCGCAAGGCCGTCGGTCAGGAGATGGCCCAACAGAGCCTGAAGTGCGTGGCCTGCCCGTATCGAGAGGCAAAGAACGACTTCATCGAGAGCCCCGTTGGGGTCACGAACTACTCGTACAGTTTGTCAGAGAGCATGTACGCCGGGGAGTTGCCGCCCCGCCGGCTCTTGGTCTGCGACGAGGCACACAATGTTGAGGACGAGGTTCGACGCTGGACGTCCGTTGAACTCACAGACAGCGAACTCGAGAAGTTGGGTCTCTCCCTTCCCTCCTCCACCTGGGACGATGATAAGTGTGTGGAGTGGCTGGACACGGTCTACCGTGACGCCCTCGACCGGCACCTGAAGCAGACGGCCAGCAAACTGAAAAAACACGTCAAGGCCGGCACGCTGGCGACGGCGGCCGTCAAGACCCTTGCGAACTCCAACGACAAGTTTGACAAGGACCTCTGCAAGTTGAACCGGCTCCTCAACAAGGGAGGCCGGCTGCTCGTGTCCCATGACCGGAACGACCGGACCCACACGGAGAGCATTCGGTTCCAACCCCTGGAGATTGCCGGGCTCATTGAGGAGGTCCTCTACTCCCGGGCCTCGGCGGTCCTGTTGCTCTCGGCCACTCTCCTCGACCGCGACGTCTTTTCCAAGAGCGTCGGACTGGTCGGAGCCCCATACCTCAGCATACCCTCTCCCTTCAAGGACCACGCCTTCGGCGTGCGCTTCCGCCCCGTGGGGAAGATGACCCAGGCCCACATCGAGAACACGCTCAGGAGTTACCCCAAGGCCCTGCGACGCATCCTGAACGAGAACAAGGGGTCCAAGGGCATCGTTCACGCGATGAACTATCGCATCGTGCGCGCCCTCAAGGAGGCAATGGGGGGAGAGAAGCGACTTCTGTTTCAGGACTCCGCTCGAGACCGAGACACCCTGTTGAAGCGTCATTTGCACTCTCCCGATGACACCGTCCTGGTGTCACCCTCCATGATGGAGGGCCTCGACCTCCGCGACGACCTCGGTCGGTTCCAGGTCATCTGCAAGGTCCCCTACCCGGACATGTCTGACCCGCTGGTGAAACACAAGGACCGGGAGTGGTACAGTTGGAGGACGGTGCGGACGCTGGTCCAGGCCGTCGGGCGCAGTGTGCGTTCTGAGACGGATTGGTGCATTTCTTACATTCTCGATGAATGTTTCGTTGATGTCCTGGACCGGGCCGGCCACATGGTCCCGAGGCACCTGTCCGCGAACAGCCTGACCCTAGAGGAGCCGTTCTGAGTGCTGAGGGAACACTGGGAAATCATCGTCGGCGGCATGGCTCTGCTCATGACCGTCTGGAGCCACCTGAAGTCGTGGACCGCTTGGCTTCGCGGCCTCGTTGTCAAGCGATGCTGGATTGACAGTAATACCGCTCTTAGCGTGTTGGCCATGCTCACGCAGGGAAACATAAAGGCCAAGGAGCAGGCCTTCATCACTTCAGACGAATACGTTAGACCACTCGGAAAGTGGACGCGTGTAGTTCGAGAAATGCTGACGGAGGGCCAATGGCGGCTTTGGTTCAAAGGGCGGCCGGTCTGGATAGGTCGGCAGAAGGACGCTCCGGGTGCCCTGCACGGACTCAGTTACGCGATTGATTACGTCCGCGGAACAATTGACGTCGAGCGCCTAATCGCGCAGGCCGTCGATTGGGACAACAGGACTGCGGCCACGCTCGTGAAAGTCAAGCGGTCACGCCACGCGTTCACGTACCACCACGGCGAGGGAGCGCTTCTAATCTCAGAGGATTCCCAAAAGGGACAGAAGTATGAGGTTAGCAACGGCATCGGTCAGCGCTTCCTTGGGTGGAGGCCCGAGGAAATCGGACAACTAATTCACGCCCGTAGTGTCTCGTCCCTCTCCCTTCCGCCGTACCTGCTAGACCTCGCGGAGCGAATCAAGCGATGGATTGAATCCAAGAAATGGTACGAAGAGCGGGGAATTCCCCATCGGCGTGGCTTCCTGCTCCACGGACGGCCGGGAACCGGCAAGACGAGTTTCGTGCGGGCCGTGGCGGAGGAGCACGACCTGCCGGTCCACGTCATGGACCTCGCCTCCCTGAACAATAAGGAACTGCGCGCGGCATGGGTGGCGTCAGTCAAGGATGCTCCCTGCGTCATCCTCATAGAGGACATCGACGCCGTGTTTGATGGGCGCGAGAGCGTCACTCGCGCCGGTGGCCTTGCTGTCAATCCGGGTCTGACCTATGATGCCCTGTTGAACTGCGTTGACGGTGTGGAACGACACGACGGCATCATGTTCGTTATAACGACGAACCACATCAAGAAGGTCGACGAAGCGCTCCTGAGCCGGCCGGGACGCATCGACCACGTCGTGGAGTTCCTACCGCTCGAGTGCAGTGAACGCCTCGATATCGCTCGTCGCATCATGGGGGAGGGCGGCGACGTCGAGGTGCTGGCTGCGCAGCACGCCGATGCGACCGCCGCCGAGTTCGTTAACATCTGTTGTCAGCGGGCGCTCGATAGGCTGTTCGAGGCGCGACCGGTACCGCCGTCGGCCGTGGTAGCATTGCAATCGGTGCCTGAGTTAAGGCCCATTGTTCCGATTAAGCGAAAGTCCCAATCATGATGAGAGCGATTACCGTAACGCTGTTGCTGCTGCTGGGTGCCTGCGTCGACACGGATTTCAGTCAGAACTACGTTAGCAACCTCTACGGGTCCAGCGCTATATGTTGGGAGATGCAGCAGGGACCGACGTCTGATTCGGCGGTCTGTACCATCAATGTCTCGCGTTTGTTCTGCGAAACTAAGGATAGTCAGACGAGTTGCTGGTACCTTGACCATCCCGTTATTGTACAGCGAGTTGTGCCATGACCGTCTGGTTCACGTCCGACACGCATTACGGGCACTCGAATGTCATCGAGTACTCCCATCGTCCGTTCAAGGACGTAGAGGAGATGAACGAGGCGTTGGTCACGAACTGGAACGCCGTCGTTAAGCCCGGGGACCGGGTCTATCACCTCGGTGACTTCTGTCTCGGTCCGCGTGAGTTGGCCATCAAGACCGTCAAGCGCCTCAACGGACAGAAGTATCTCGTGTTCGGAAACCATGATAAGCGCCTGCGCAAGGACGTCGAGTTCCTCGGGCATTGGGTCTGGACCCGTGACCTGGAGCAGGTTGAGGTCGACGGTCAGAAACTTATTCTTTGTCATTACGCAATGTTGACCTGGAACCAATTCCATCGGGGGTCATGGCAACTACACGGACACAGCCACGGCTCCCTGGCGGACGACCCGCACTCGCTCCGCCTTGACGTCGGTGTGGACTGCCACGACATGTACCCGGTGTCGTTCGAGGCCGTGAGGGACATCATGGCAAAGAAGGACTTCAGGCCGGTCGACCACCACGGTCGAGAACGTGGCGAGTGAATATAGGGCCCACTACGGGCCTCATCCTTGGCCAACATACCCACCTGGCCATGCCAACTGGAATGAAACTAGAGTGAAACTGGAAGGACTACAGAGTGAATAACGACCAACCAACCAAGCCGGCCAGTGGCCGCTATCACAAGCCCTGGTCCACCATCGAGGACGAGCGTCTCCGGCTGTTCGAGGAACTCGAGCGTCTCACGAGCGTTGTGCTCTACTCGAGGAACCATCCCGCCTTCGTTCGCCTCGTCGCCGTCCTGGAGGCCCTGGGGGCGTACCGGTGAACGTCGCTGTCTGCGGAATCCGTTCCTGGATTGCGAATGAGTTGTTTCACGGGCTTTGTGAGACAGGTCACACCGTGGATTTGGTGCAGAAGGGGATGCTCGGCGAGCACGACTTCAGCGCCGTTGACTGCCTCTACCTGATTATCGGTAGAGCCAAACCCACTGAAGCGGAGATGGACGCCGAGTGCGCGCAGATGGCTGCCTTCATGGGGAACCCGCGGAAGCCGCGGCGCGCCGTCTACCTCAGTTCACTGGGGTCGAACCGCGCCAAGCGGGACTGCGAGGGGATGCTAGGCCCGCTGGGTGAGCGGGGCTTCATCATCAGACCGGGAGCCGTCTTTGGGCCATCCCAGGACCCGCTCAGCGAGATGCTCATTCCCAGCCTGGCTCGAGACGAGAACCTGACACTGCGAACTCCGGAGTTGAATACGCAGTTCGTCTCCGTTTATGACCTCGTTCGGTTCCTGCAACAGTGCGCGGACCCGGAGTGGTTTCCCTTCGATTGTTGGGATGTTCCCGGCACGTTCACCATGACACCGCTGCAGATGCGCGCCCTGTGGCGAACGTGGAACGGGTACCACGCCCAAGAGGGCTGGGAGCATCGGTGAGACCCGTCGACCAGCGACGGGAGTGCCCGACGGGGGACTGCCTCTCGGCCTGTGTTGCCTCAATACTGGAAATGGACATCGAGCATGTCCCCATCTTCGTCAGGGAAAATGACTGGGTCGGGGCCCTTGACCGATGGCTCCAAACTCGTGGTCTCTGCCTGGTCGGCTATCGGGCCATAGACAGCGAGTTCCTGGCACCGGCCTGCCTCCACATCGCCACCGGCCCCAGCACCCTAGGGGGAGAGCACGCCATCGTGATGCGGGGCGACGAGGTCATCCACGACGGAAACTCCGAGGCCCGTCAGGCCGGCCTCCATTACATCTCGAACAGGTTCATCATTGCGCCGCTGGCCGACGACACCGAGGACATCCCGGAACTTCGGATGATGCGGCCGCCGCGCCTCTGGTTGCTGCGTGAGCCGGTCCTACTCCTGATGATTGGCGTAGACATCGGCTTGGCTCTCGCGAAGTGGGGACCCTGGGTCATGAGGTACCTCTTCTAACGATGCGTTACTTCGAGACGCCAAGACAGAGGTGGCATCGGGAGCGCAGGCTCCAACGCCTCGCCGCGAAACAGTCCAAGGCCGCACCCGAGGAACACGTAATCAGCATTGACATCATGTGCCAGGCCCTCTCCTCGTTCTATTACTCCGAGGAGTGGTTGGCCCTCGCTCCGTTCGGCCGTTGGCTCACGTTCTGGCGTCGGCTCGGACAGCAGATGGAGACCGAGCGCTGGGGGAACTTCTTCTTACGAGCGCTGGATATGCCAGCGAAGTTCTTGGGATTCCAGATTGGACCCATCATTCCCATACCGATGGAGATTCCAGACGGACTCCTGTTTCGACAGGAGTACACGTACTCGATGCATCAGATGGTCATGACCGGCAGTCTGTCGAACTTCGTCGGCATCTAAGTCGTCGGCGGAAACGCCAGGCACCGCTGGTATAGGTCCTGCAGACCCGTCCGTAGGGAACCGTTAACGTAGACGCTATAGTCCGTGACGCCCCAGCCGGGAATGGTGACGGGGAAGCCGACCGCGGCGACCTGTCCGTCACCGGCCAACTGCCACTCGACCATGTCAGAGAGCGGCCACCCATAAGTTATCATGCTCGGTGGATGGCTGGTGTATGCGGGGTTGCAGACTGCGTCCGCGCCGAATCGGCAGGACGTCATGGCGAGGTCACGAAAAATTCCTCTCCCATAGAGCCCGACCCTAATTCCGGGAAAGCGTTGCTTTAGGCGAGCGATGTAGGCGGTCGTAACCCGTGTGACGTCCGCGGCCAATTTGGCCTTGGTCACCGTGTCGAGTGTGCTAAGGTCCTCGACGCCGTGGTCCCAAGCGCCCTGTCCCCCGCTCTCCACGTCGACCCAAGGCATCAGGTCTCCCTCTCCCCAGCCGCCGGCCGACTGGATGAGGTCCGCGAAGTAGTCCGCCTGTGCTGCCCCGTCCTGAAGGAAGACCAGGAAGTGGTACGTACCGCGGTGGAACTCGGTGCCGGTCGGCCGGCCGTCGCGGACCGCCGCCATCCGCTGCCAGTTCGTGCGGAACCACTGCTCGTACTGCGGGGCCCAGCCGGTCCCCTGGCTGGCCTTGATGTAGCAGCCGACGACCTCCTTTCCCTCGACGTTCAGACCCGGAAGGACCTGGAACGGAGGCGTGGCGCCGGTCGGGTCTAGCGGGTAGACGTCCGGAATGATGAACGTTCCGTACCGGTTGGCCACCGGCGGGGCCGAGGTCGGAATCGCTTGGACGGGGACGGAGGATGCTGCTTGTCCGCTCGCGCCCCTGACAGCGTTCAGAAAGATGTCGATTAGTCCCATGCGTCTAGGTAGCCGCCTCGCACCGAAGTCCGTCGTGGTATAGTGGAAGCATGCCTATCCGGTTGTCAAGGAGCACGTAAGTGAGCAAGCGTGAAGGACCGAAGGTCTATATCGATGCGTCGTGTTTCGATTGTGCCTACGAGCATAGTGAGCACTACGCGGTGCAGGCCGGTGCTGAGTGACAACTGGACGGCAGGCCTGGATGGGCACATGCGGCTGGAGCAGTTACCGCCTCTCGTATGACGCGCCCGAGGTCGATGAGCAGCCGGTCGTCGGCGCGATATACACCCGATACGAGGAGACGTGGCTCATGACGGACATCGGCGAGGAGAGGATGCTTGACCGCGTCGGAACAGGTGAGCGCTTCGAGTGCCTCGGCACGTGGTCGTTCGCCGGAGAGGAAGCCCCATCGGCATTCTATACCGAGCGAATGCCGGCCGACGAGGCCTTCGTAGTCTGTCGGGGTCGTAGGGAGTTCATTCGATTGAGGAGGTACTGCGCGTGAGTGATGAAGCAAGGGACACCGGTCGTGAGAGCATAGCCGAGAAGATAGTTGAACTTCGGGACAGGTGCCGGCCGACGATGGCGACGGCCCTCAAGGCCTTCGAGAGCGTTTTCATGGCCATCTTTCCGTCAACGGAGTTGACGCCGTTGACGACCGGACCCGAGCAGTGGATTTGGCGGGACGAGGGCGCGAGCGCCCTGGGCGTTGACCGGTTCTTCATCATCGGAACCTCGACCGAGCCCGAGACGGTCGGTTATCCGTTGCTCACTATTCGGCAGGCGTACAGCAAGAAACTGGACATGTGGCTGTCGTGCTCGTCCCTGGTGACGGGACCCGATGAGATGGAGGCCGCGCGCTCCATCATCAACACCGTTGCGAACCACAAGGGGTCCGTTGCCGGCGCGCGCCTGGCGATGGTGGCGATGATTACGGCCGGTGGAGACCCCATGGCGGGCCTGGACGCGGCCGAATCTCTCGGTGACCAAATTGACCGGGTTCCGTTGCAGAACCCGCTTGAGGCGTTGACCACTCCTGACCCGGGAACGGTGAACTGATGCCCGTAGACGAGATTGACTGGCTGCGAGACCACGGTCGATACATGAAGGGCGAGATGACGTACGAGCAATACAAGGAGAAGTACCCGGCCGGGCTTCTCGGCCTGTGTAGCGATTGTAGCGATGAGACTCCCGAGCAAGCGGCCTCTCGCCTCATCAGTGAGAGAGCAAACCGCCAACTCAACGTCGAGGCGGACGTCGGAACCCGCAACATCGGTGCCATCCTATTTCTCTTCTCCCTCCTGTGGGGAGCGGCGGCCGTCGTCAATCACAGTGACACGGGACTCCTAGGGATTGACCTCGGCATGGCGGTCTTCATGGGCGTCGCGGGCGGCGGCCTATTGGGGTTCTATGCGGGACGGCGTGGGGACCGTTGAGGCCGCATCGGTTCGTCTTCCACAAGACCGCCGCGGAGATAGTGAAGGCGTTCTTCGCCGATGAGCCCGACGGACCCGACCTGGCCGGACTGCCGCGCACGGCTCCCTCTCTCCTCAAGAGGGTGCGGCAGGAGGGCATGTGGGGCTACTGCGACATCCCGAGCAAGCGAACGGGTGAGGCCGTCGTTCACCTCTGGTGGCGGGCCAACAAGAACCCGTTGGAGGTCTGCGTCCTCATCGGACACGAACTCGGTCACCTGGTGGACAGCGGCCGGCGTCGGGACCCGATGGCCGAGGAGGACCGGGCCAACGACTTCGCCGCCGTGGCCCGGGAGACGGTCCTCGTCCTCACGAACGCGAGACGGTGATTTAGAGTTCGGGCCAGCGGGACGTCGGCCTGTCAGAGAGCCTCTCCGCTCGTCTGAGAGTGATGGCCGGGTACAGCCCCTTGTGGCATGTGCCGTTGAAGCCAGCGTTCCCGCAGGCCCTATACAGAAGCGCTCGACGGAGGTCCCCGTGGACCCGTCGGTCGGCCAGCAACATGTGCATCTCGCGAACTCCCGCTGCGTAGGCAGCGTCGACGTCTGTGGCCCAGAGCCCGCAGCGGCTCCGCGGCTCCCCGATGTCCGAAGGACTGACGCTGAGCGGTCCGCATGTCCGCCCGGTTCGATTGCCGGGCTCGAGTCGAGTCTCGGCCCAAGCAATCGAAAGCAGCAACTCGGCAGATACCCACTCGGTCTCGGCCAGCATCGCCGCGTGCACCGCCGGTCCCACGAGTTCCGGCCTGACGTCCCCAAGCCCCTTGACTCGGGCCTCGAGGCGGTCGCTTCGAGGGTTGGCGTGGCCGGCCGCGGTAAGGGCCAGCAGGAGGGAGAGGGCCTTCACTTGCGGCTCTCCCTCTTCAGAAGCGCCTCGGCCTTCTTCTGGATGCTCGGGTGCGGACTGCCGAGCCCGTTGGCCCACCGTCGGACCATTGATTCCGGAACACCGAGTTCCTCCGCCATTCGCTTGATGCGTATCTCGTACTCGTCCTCATCGATGAAGGCGGCCAGGTCGATGGCGAAGCGGTCGGGTTTGTCTGTCGGCATCTCTGTTGCGCTCCGTTCACTCTGAGTTGGGTTTGTTTTGATGGCCTTGGTTGGTAGGTGACCGATGGGCCGGTCACGTGGAGGGCCCTACGGAAGAATCCCACGAACCAAGCCACCGGGACCCCGGAGGCAGACGTATCGGCAGTTGACAGGTGGGCCGAGGAGGCTGCCACCCACGACCGGCTCGTGACCCGGGAGTCCCGGGTGACCGGGCCCGCGGTGGAGCGCCGAGACGGCGGCTATCCTCTGCATCCACTTCCAACCCTCGATGACGGTGTGGAGGTCAACGGCGTGCAGGTGGACCGTGTCCGCGCGGCCGATGTCTGGACCTCCCGTCACGAGCGGGCAGTCGAACTCCGCCGGGTCCCAGTACTCGACCCTCATGCTGCTTCGTCGGGAATGTAGAGGTTCGTGTTACAGTCCTTCTTGAGTTCGACCTGGCCGAACGAGCCGGCCCCGTGGTTGCCCCAGTACTTCCGACCGTCGAACGGCTTGACGATTAGGTGCTCGCCCCGTCGGGAGGGAATGACGGCCTCGAGCAGGCCGTCGCGCTCCATGTCGAGCTTGAGCACCTCGGTGCTTGAGGTCGTCTCGTCGACGTCGAACATCCAGAGCTTCCGGTTCGGCGTGGTCACGCCGGCCGCCCGGGCGTACAGCGACTTCATGCCGGCCCAGTTGTCGGTGAGGGCCGCGTCCACCACGAGCGACGTGAACTGCCGGCCCGTCTGCTTCCATGAGCGGGGAGCCAGGCGGGTGTAGGCCCGGCAGTTGTTCAGGTCACAGAGCCTCCGAATGGTCGGAAGCTGCTCGTCAAACTCGCCGCGCCAACGATGCGGAAGCCGTTGTTGCCCTTGGTCTTCGACCGGTCTAGGAGCTCGGAGTAGACGTACGTGTCCCCGTCGTCGTGCTCGGGAACGAAGTTGCGAACGATTTCAGAGTTGTCCAGCATCGCTCTCCTCTAGAACTTGGACCGGTACGTCTTGAATCAGGCGCTTCCACTCCTCGAGGTCACCCCAAGCCAGCTCCACGTCCGAGCGAAGCCAGAGCGTGACCGGGAGCTTGATGCCGGCCCGGACCGCCGCTTCGTGGCGGTGGGTCCCCGACAGTAACTGGACGCGGCCGTTCAGCGGGTAACCGACGAGGGCCCCGTGTGTCCTGTCGAAGCCGGCCTCATCGAACCTCGCGATGAGCATGTTCACCTTCTCGTAGTGATGCGGCTCCCGTAGGTCCAGGCCGTGCGGCGGGTCGCAGTCGGTGGGGTCGAGCCATGTCACGGGGTGCTTGCTCACGGAACGTACCTCCTGAAGGTGAGAGAGACCCGGCAACCCATCTCACGGTCGCCCTTGGGAATGCGGTGCTGGTGGGTCAGTTGGAATCCCGGCGGCATGACGAAGACGGAGCCGTTGCCTAGCCGCTGGCGCCACTCTTCCGGGATGACTCCCTTGAAGTCCTTCGGGCGCCACCAGATGTCGCGAGGCTCCCCGAAGGAGACCACCGCGATTGGATGCTCGTGGAGCATGCCCGGGCTGTCATCGCTGTGCCACCCGAGCTGCTTATGGGCGTCGTCGTAGCGATTGAGGAAGCAGACGTTGTATTCGTTGAATCCGACGCGAGCCGCCATGTACTTGTTCAACGAGAGTTGAATGTCTTTAACCCAGGTCGAGTAGGCCACGGACGTGTAGGTGCGGACTCCGCGGCCTACTCCGTACGTGTATTGCTCCCCCGGAGGCTCGGACATGAAACACTCCTGCCGAGCGTCGGTGACCTCTACCCAAGGCGTGGTTTCTCGAATGGTCTCGAGCGTCACGCCGCGATACACATCGGGAAAATATTGGGGTCTGATTTCAGTGTCCGCCACGGTCTAACACCTCCACGAACTGCCGCCACGTGTTGTACTGCTGCTGGAGGTCGGCCACCTCGTGCGAGCCGTAGACCTCCCTCACCATCCACACCTGGTCGTCCTCTAGCGAGCGCACCGGCCGGCCGACCTTGGCCAACCTGGCGTCTATCCAGCAGACGTCCATGAGTGACCTGGTGGGGTCAGGGAGTGAGCCGTCCTCCGTCCGGACCGGCCTGGTCATCAAGACCTGTGTCAGGCGGTCGGTCACTCGAACCCCGCTTTTTTGAATGCCTGAATCCAGCGTTTGAATTCGGTAACCGTTCCCGGTAAGACGTTACCGAAGACACAGCATCGACCGTTCGTGTGTTGTCCGCCGTGTGACGGATGGCGTGAGTCCGCAGGGTCATGGGCTCCGACGGCGATGTCCATGTCCTGAAGGAGTGAACGCAGCAGGTCTTCCGTCTTTGAGTTCACGACTTCCTCCCAAGGGAGCGGACGGCTCCACCGATGGCGAACGCTCCGAGGATGAGGGCCGCGGCCGTTGCAATGAGCGGCAGCATGCTTATCGGTTCGCTTTCGAGTCCCGCTTGACCCAGACGGTCCAGGCCATCGCGATGCCGACATAGAGGGTGAGCGGCCAGGCCGCGCCCATCTTGGCGACGAAGGACCAGTCCGGCAGTCGGGTCAAGCGGGACTCCGTGCCGTCGCCTCGGGCCGTGAGGACCTCCATGTAGCCGCAGGCCGCGAACGTAGCGAGCGCCGCTGCGGCATAGAGCCCGACGATGGTGGCAATCATCTTAAATTCCTTTTCTCTTTGACATTTAACAATGGCTCACGAAACGGCCGAAACTCTTCATGCCTTCATCGCTTAAATCATATCACGCCACTACGCTAATTAGAACCAAATGACCGTCATCGATGGAGCAACAGTATTCGGTTACACGGTTAGTTTCGATTGGATTGAGAATGCCTAAACTTCTCTGGTGCATCAATGTCTACAGTCGATTGAACCACCTCAGGCTTCAAGAGGCCCTAATCCGAAAGCACTTCGGAAACGGTATTGACCTGTTGGTCTTCAGTAACCATGAGAAGAACAAATCAGACGTTCTTCACTTCATGGAAGACCACCTCCACATCCATCCGACTAATTCGGGCGGGCACACCGGATGCCAAGACGCATACAACGAGGGACTGCGTTATCTCAAACCCGAGCACAAGTTCATCATTTGGAGCCATGCCGACTGCATCCTGAGCGACTACTCGTTCATAGAGGAAACGCTCGAAGAGATGCAGGCTAACAACTCAGTCTTCTCTGCTTTAGAGGGAGTCACCCGACGCACCAACCCGCGGCGGGGAGACTTCACGGACGTGCAACCATACGTCTTGAATGACCTCATGATTTTCCGTCCAGACTTCTACCAACGGGTCTTCCCTCGTTATGAAGTGCTTGACGGATTGATTCAGAACTCAGACGGGACGAACACGATGGCTCCATACGGAGTTGAGGTGGCTGTCGGCCGCTGGGTCAATGGGGTCATCGGAAAGCATGAGACCATCCACGCAATGGGACGCAACGTTCAACACCACCAGATTGCGAATGACCTCGGCTCTAACTCAGCAATGGCTCACATGAACAACAACTTCGATAGAGCCGTTGCATTCGTTGAATACATGTACGATGCCGAGACTGTTGGGTGGCTACACGAGCACCGAGTTCTTACTAGGAACTTTGATGACCGGCGCTTCGGTCCTGGATACGATGACCCTCTAGCGGAGTGAAACGCTAAGTCATCTCGATGGGGAAGTCGGGGGTCACCGCCAGTGCCACGGCGAGGTTCTTGTCGCCGTTCGCGATGATTTTCTGGCCGGTCGTGACGACCTCCGGTCCGGTCACCAGGTCGTTGCCGAGGCCGATGACGACCTTCTCAGAGGTCGTGATGAGTGAGCCGTCGGCGTTCTTCGCGGGCGGGTCCGACACCCGATAGCCCTTGCGGCCGTTGACCTTCTCGCAGAGAACCGTGAAGCCGTCGCGGACGAGGCGCTTGGTCGCCATCTCGAGGCCGGCCCGCCACATCCCACCGCCGCAGTTCGCGAGGTCGAAGTCGTACCCGTCGAGGCGCTTGCCGTCCAAGAGGAGGACGTACGCCGTCTCACAGGCCTTCTCAAGGGCGGTGCGTGCCATGGCCGTACCGCCGTGCGGAGAGAGGGCCGCGGGGACTCCGACCGAGAGGCCACTCAGGGTGATGTTCAGCGGGACCTGGAAGCCGGCCCGGCCCATGCGGTTCTTCCGCACCTCCAGGAGGCGCTCGCTCTTCTTGGCATTGGCGGTCACGTGCAGGTGGATGTCCACCACGTGGGCCAGGGCCGCCGCACCGGCGTGGTCCTGACCGGTCTTGGAGACGTGGGAGACGAGGATGACCGCGCCGCCGTTGGAGCAGATTTGCCCGCACAGCATCTCCGCCGCCTCGAGTTGGTGTTCCGGACGTCGCTTTCCCCCGAGGGTCATCGTCTGGACGGAGTCCACGACAACAACACCGAGCGGCTTCTCCTTCGAGAGGTCACGAACGACCTCACAGGCGTCCTCGACGGCGCGAAGCGGACAGATGTATGGGTCGGCGTCCTTGAGACCGAGGCGGGTCCAGCGGGCCTTGACGCGCTCGGCGCGCTCCTCCCCGCTGAGGTAGAGGGCGTCCCTCCCGGTCGGGGCCGAACTCATGATGGTGGCGATGGAACTCTTCCCGCCACCGGGCATCCCACTGAGGAGCACGCTGGTCCCGTACTGCAGGCCCTGCGGCCCGTCCTCGGACTCCGCGAGGCAGGCGTCAAGGCCACTGATGTTGGTGGAGAAGCGTTGCTCCTCGACGGGAACCTGGATTTCAGACATCTTCTTAAGCGACATTTGACTCTCTCCTTGGTGTGTTATCAATTATATCGCAACTTTAAAGCGAGTGTAACCCGGAAGTGAGACGCCTGTAGGGACTGAAAACTACAATGGGGAGGGGAGACTGCGCTCCCACTCTCCACCATCATCTTCTTTTTTTTGAAGGAACTCAGTTCCCGAGCGACTGGTACAGGAACTGCTTGGCCTGCTCGCTCTGAGTGTCCACGTCGGCCCACTTCGAGAACTCGAAGGGCTCGGCGGTCTCATCGTCCGGGAGGGCAATCGCCCAGAGGCGGTCGGCCGCGCGGGTCATGGCGTCAACCACCTCCTGGTGCTGTCGGGTCGGCTCGTCGTTGAACGTCGCCATCGGGATGCCGTGACCGGCCATCTTGTACGCGTCGTTCGTATTGAACGCTGAGTCACACATGAACGCGACCGAGACGTCCTCCACGTCCTTGGCGACGGTCGGCGAGACGAGGCCAAAGACCTCCTGCAACGCAAGGTTCAGGGCCCCGTGCACACAGAAACTCTCGGCCCTTTCGAAGCCGGTCGCCATTGAGCCCTTGGACCAACCGTCCTGGATGAGGTCCCGGGCCCGTTCGGTGACGGAGGCCGCAAGCGTAAGTACGGCCTCGTCGTTCTGAAGTTTCATTGTCATGTCTTTCTCCTTGGTGTTCTCCATCGTGGCCAATATTACCACGACGGTTGTCGGCATGAAGGCCGAATGTATTGGTCTAACTATGGATGACTGTAGTATGGTGTTGGCATGAAGCATTCAATCGCGTTCACTACGGACGTAAAGGAATGATTGAGCCCAACATCTACTGCAAGGTCTCCGGCATGGCCATGCGGGCCATCTCCCTCCTCAACGATGAGGGGCATCGGCTACCAACCGTAATCGAGATTGGAACCGCCGAGGGCTTCGGCACGATGCGCTACGCCGGCTTCTGCAGCCGGGTCATCGGAGTCGATGCCATGGTCTCCGGGCGACCGGACATCGTCTCAAACTCGGAGGAGGCGATGGACATCGACACTGCCAAGAGGGATGCGTTCATTCGCAACCTTCAGGGACTCACCGATGCAAAGTTAATCATCGGCTCATCGACGTGGCCGTCGACTATCACAGGGGTTCGTGAGGCGCTCAGCGGCCAACAGGCAGACCTTCTCATCATCGATGGCTGCCATCATCCGGAGTCCGCCGTGTGGCGGGACTTCGAACTCTATGAGCCTCTCGTCCGCTCCAATGGGTTCGTTATTTTCGACGACCTCTATGAGGTCGACATCATGAACTGCTATCGCCGGGCCCAGGAGGAGCGGGGGTACGTCGAGGCGTCCCGCTGGGGAGTGAGCACCCCCCACATCCTCCAGGAGTGCGGACTACTTCGAAAGCCCTGAATCGTTCGGCTCCTGCTCGAGGAACTCCAAGACCTCGGCGAACGTCCGACCGGGAGCGTCATTGAAAGCCGCCACATGCGTCGTCAGCGACGGAGACCCGTCACTCAGGGTGAGTGAAGCAGTCTTGCTCCGCAGGTGACTCATGACGGCAATGGCGGTCTTTGAACCCGGAGGAATGGCACGGGTAATCGCTCCAGCGATGCAGCAGCCATCGGGAGTAGCGAAGTCGCCCTGAATCCAGCCGTGCCGCCGAAGGTAATCGGCCACTCGCTTTAGGCCCTCAGCGAGGGGGATGTCTTTGTCCTCGTCGTTATACTCGAAGGGCTTATAGGGATTATCAAACTGGTTCATACCGCTGCTCCCCTCGAATGAATCTTGTAATTGCCACCGCGGGTCCGGCTCAGCACCCAGCCAGCCGTAGACAGCGCTCCGATGTATTGCTCGAAGAGTTCGGCCGCCAGTCCCTCCGTCATGGGAGCCTCCGTGACCTCCACGGTGTCCAGGACGAAGTGCTTAGAGGCGGTGTGCTTGGTGCTCCGGCCCTTGAACGATGTGACGTGGCCCCAGCAGTGGGCCCGCCCGGTGTCCAGCGACAGTTGCTGAACGAGGAACCGCTGGCCCGTGGCCTTGACGGTCGCGATGCGTACGGTCTTGCTCATGGGAACTCCTTCTTCTCCGAAGAGGTACGTTTGCGGCGGGACGAACTCGATGACTTTGGCCCCACCGGCGAGGACCTCCAACTTGGGACTGGTCGGTTTTCTAACCCAGTCTTCTTTCCCGGGTACTTGACGTCGAGGTCGAAACGAGCCCGGAACTTCTTGCTCGGGACCATGAGCGTCGTCTTACAGATTAGGCATTGGACTGTGAGGTCGCCCAGGTCGACGTTCCAACCCAGGCTTTGGACATCGCAGTCGCAAATGGGTCCCGTGAGGTTGATGACGATGTCCTTGAACACGGTCACAACTCCACAAGTCCGAGGCCGACGCACGCGGGGTACGCTCCATCGAAGAGTTCCTCCAGGCCCTCGAGCGTCGGGGGGAAGCCGAGGCTATGGAGGCCGCTAACGAGCAACTCAGAGGCGCGTTCGATGTCATCGTTGAACGTGCGGTTGTTGTGAGCGTACTCGGTCATCACCAGGGCCGCTGCGATGCGGTCAAGCGACGGGCCCTCCTGACTGACCCACGCCGCGTGGCTCCGCCAAAGCAGTTCTAGGGTCGGCTCCATCTCAGGGAACCACTGACGGGAGAGGGCCTCCCGCCCGAGGAAGCGGACCGCCGCCTCCATTCGGGAGTTCAGGCCACGCACCGCTCGGGCCTCGTGCTCCAGGGTGTACGGGTCCGCGTGCCCGATGAGGCGCTCCACGTCTCGGCGGGCGTGGTATTGCAGACGCCCGCCCTCGAAAAGGAGGGAGGCGACGGTCGCGCCGTCCACCTCAAAGCGCTCGAGGTGTCCACGGAGGGCGGGGGAGAAGCGGACGCTAAGGCTAGTCATTTGGGCCACCGACCATGTCCATTTCGTATATTCGGTCGGCCGTGGCTTCCTCTCCGGCCTCGAATCCGCGCTGAAACGCGGTGGAGACGGCGCGAACGAACGCTTGCGCGAGGGAGAATGTATCGACGATGCCTCCATCGAACTCGTATTCGAGTTTCATCGGGAAGCCGCGGTCGTCGAGTTGCTCGCTGGTCGGGTCGTTCTCCACCGCGACGGTGGTCCACTCACAGGAGTCGATGCTTCGATACACTCGAAACCTCATTGGCCACGCTCCTCGTCCCAGTTTCGAAGCCGCTCAGTGAGCCGCTCCCGCAACTCCGCGCTGTCCGCGGCCTGGAGCATCTTCACGATGAACGAGAGCACGCTTTCATCGTTGTTGTTCAGGGCCAGGACCACGTCGTCTCCCTCGAACTCGAACTCGACCGGGGAGACCAGAGTGACGTCGCAGGTAATCGTTGCCTTCACGGCGTCACCGCTTCGTCGTCCGCGCCCGCGGACTCCAGTGCCTCGTCCAACTGCTCGGCGTCCATGCACCAGTCGTCCGGGGCCTGGACCTGGGCCAGGTCGTACTGCTCTTTGAAGTGATGGTACAGCCGACAGGTGACCTGCCAGTCCCCGGTGTGCTTCTCGATGTCCATCACGAAGTCCACGATTTCCGTGGGCGTGAGGTTGTCCGCCACGTCCGTGGCGTCCAGGCGGTACGTCGCCTTGATGTCGATTTCGTATGACGCGGGAACGCTCTCTTGGTCTGACATGCTCTCTCTCCTTTTGGCCATGGACACAGCGGTCCGGCCGGTGAACGATTGACTTAGACGAACTCAGAGGCGCGAGGGGCACCGCTGATGGCGTCTAGCCGGAGTAAAGCGACCTTTACTAGCGCTGGGACGCGGTAAAGGCTTGTTTCCTAGCCCGACTTTGACGACGCTTCCGTCAATGCGATGGCCTCATCGAGGAGAGCGAGGACCTCTTCCTTGGTTCGACCCAGTTTGTCGTTCCATCTAGCCAATTGACCGTCACACCTTCGGTCAATGACGCCGCGGAGGACCGAGGCGGGCTCGACGATGCCATCGCGGCAAGCGTTCATGAGACACCAATCGTGAGCCAAGCAGAGGCGGCCGTCATCGGGGGCGACCGCAAACACCCCGGAATTCGCGAATGCAATCGCACCGATGACGCAGCATGAGTCTCCGTCACCATAACCGTACTGCTGCCAATTGTGTTTGGCCAGCCAGTCCCTGGCGTTTTGCAGGACCTCGCGCTCGGTAATCACGAGAGTTCCACTCCCGCTTCGGAGGCGAGGTCGGTCACGTCCGCAGCCTCTCGATTGGCGGCCGCCTCCTGCAGGTCTGCGAGTTTGACGCGGCCCTCCACGATGGCGACGGCCTCGTCGTGGCTGTGCCCGTCCTCCACGTAGCGGCGGATGCGCGCGTCGCGGGCCCGGGCCTTGATGTTCGCCAGGCGGACCCGGAGGCCGTCGGGGTCAATTGACGGCTCCTCACCGTTCGCAGGCCCGACGGGCACGAGCGCCTCCTCGGGGACCGGGGCGGCGACCGGCTTGGGCTTGCGGGGAATCGGAGTCTTGCTCGGAGCGAAGGGCCGCGGTTTGTTCGGAACCTGAACGCCGAGGGTAGCGTCGTTCAGCCGCCGCAAATGGAACTCGAGGTTCTCCAGCGTGGGCTCGAGGTGGCACTTGATGCTGCCGTTCGGGTTCGAGACCCCGAGGGTTCCCGGGACCTGGTTGCCCGCCGCGTCGGTCATCTCCATCGTGCTGTCGATGCGGTTCAGACGCTTCGAGAGTTGAACGTAAATCCGATGCTTGGTGCTCGGTGACTGCACCTTGATGAAGCCGCTCGTGTCCGCCGTGAGGAGACCGGTCTCCTGGGCGACGCGGTCAACGACCGCGCGGGCCTGTTCAAGGGTGATGTCGGTTTTGGACATTTTGCTTTTCTCCTGTTGTTGTGTGTGTTGTTGCTGTGGGCGTGTCGCGTTGCGTGTACGACAATCCTATCGCAACAACTGTCCGCCTGTAAAGGCGGAAGAGGAGGTCACCAGTCGTCTCGGTCGATGTTGTCGTTCTGGTCTTCCAGTGCCCGGTCTAACCGGGCCTCCAGCGACCAGTCGTCGAAGTCAACGTCGGCGGCGTCGGCCTCGCGTTCGATGACCTCCTCCTCGACGTCGTACCGTGCCTGCTCGTAGGAGAGTTCGTTGAGTTTAGCCCATTCGTTCAGGAAGACCGAGAGGGTGGTGTATTGCCACGGTCCGCAAGTTGAGCCGTCGTCTCCCGACTCGACTCGCCATTTGACCCGGTCCTCGACCTCCACCTCAGTATCCCCTCCGTGTCCCCATGTCACCGCGGCCTCGAGGAGGTATGAGTGCGCCGACCCGTCCGCCTGCTCGATGATGAACTCGTGTTGGCTCATTTCATCTCCTCCCAGCGACCGTCGATGTACTCGAGGACGACGAACGAGTCCTCCTCTGCGAATGAGACGTGGGCCGTGAGTCGTCCGCTCGGGCTCATCTCCAGTTCCCGGAGGCACGGAGCCTTGTCGTGGTTCGGCTGCATCCCTCGGTACCAGAACTCGAGCCTGTCCATGGCGGCGGCCAGGTCCCGGAGCGCCTCCGTCGGAATGCAGTGCATGTCCCAGCGCGGCGCGGTCATTTGCCCCACCTCCGCAACGCCTCGTAACTCGCCTCCATGCTCTGAAGGGTGAGCGGCAGGCCACCGCTCTTGACCGCTTGGGCATGGAAGAGGGCGTCCTCGGCCCAGTCGTCCCATTCGTCGTAGAAGCGACGCTCGGCCTCCAGTATCTCCTCAGCCGAGCATTCCTCTCCGAGGCTTCGCATCTCCAGGTCGAAGAGCGCCTGTCGGGAGCACACCCTCGGCCAGTTGAAGTTGAGGTTCTCGACGGCCCACTTAATCGTGGCCGCCTGCGCTAGCGATTCAATCGTTGGATGCACGGCTCGCATGAGCACGTCCCTCCAGTTCTCTTCCTCGGTCATCATTGCTTCCTCCCATCGGAGGCCGGACCCGCCGGCCTCCTGTGGGTTGTGAGACCCTATAGCAAGGGTATCAGGGAGTCGCTCGCCAGCAGTTCGATGGCCTTGGCCACGGCGTCGGGCTCCGGAGGCAGCCAGGAGGCGATTTTTCCGTTCCTGAAGCCGGGACTCTTGGCTCCCGGGATTGACTCCGGAGGCAATGTGGAGTCCACCCTTCCGACCGCGAGTTTACCCTTCGAGATGTAGACTCGATGTCCGTTCCTCACGCTCTCGAGTTTTACGAAACTTGAGCCCGCCGTCACCCGAACCCTTTGCACGGAGCGTGAGAGCGCTCCCTCTAGCGCATCCATGAACGCATCGAACGACATCCTATCGCCGCGCGGATTCGGTCGGGCCTTCGGCGGGGCCGCCGGCGTCTTCCCATCGGTCTCCTCGAGGAGAGAGAGGGCCACTTCGGCCTGTGATATTACCTCTTCGATATTTGCGAGCACGTCCCGTGCTGTGATGGAGTTGCGTTGGATGCTCACAGCGAAGGAGTTTCCGACCCGGGTTACACGAGCGGTTGACTTACCCATTGGTTTCACGTTGACCACAGCCACCTGTCTCTTTGTCTGGCCTTTCGATACAGCGAGTTGTTTTTCATATGAACGAGGAGCATCCCCGCCCACCAGGCCACCCCTCAGTAGACGTAACGCAGTCAGCCTGCCAATGGCTGAAGCACCGACCCTGAGGACCCTTTGTTTTTCCGTCCAGTCAACGAACGGAACAGCGGAACGACCGACCACACAGGAGAGGAAAGAAGGCCGGTCGTTCCTGGGTTCCATTAGCGACCGCTACCCTGTGCCTGACCCGGAGCCAGGCGGGGACGAAGCGGACCGGCCGTCACCAGGAGGCGAATCGCCTCCGAGACAATCTCGGGGTCCGCCGGGAGGCGGGAGGCAATCTTTCCGTTGCTGCCGACCGGGACCGCCTCGGCGCCTTCGATTAACTCGGGGGCCAGTGTGGTCTCGACCCGGTTCACGAGCGTCTTGGTCTTGGTGATGTAGATTCGCTGTTGGGTCGGTCCCTCGATTTTGACCCAACCGGCGTTCTCGCTCACATGAATCGCGGGACCTGCCTTCTTGATGGCGGAATCGAGGGCCGCCATGAAGGCCTCGAACGCCATGGGCGCTCCCGGGGGAAGCGCGGGTCCCCGGCGCCCGCCGCCGGTGGCGGTCCTGGCCACGACCGGAGTCTGGCTGGCGGACGGCTGGTCCATGCCCTCGATTCCCGCGGCCACGACCTCCGCGGCGGCTCCCGCGGCCTCCGCGGCCTTCACGGCGGCCTCGGCGGCCCGAGTCAGGTCCTCGCGGGTCGGCTTCCGACCCCGGGTGTTATCGTTCCTTGCCATACGGTGCACACTTTCGTTGGGGTTTCGGTCGGCCTATCACAACATGACCAACCATAAGGACATTTTAACACCACAGTTTCGCAGAGTACACACGGAAAACACACGCGGTTGTTTTCCTGGAACACTCAGCGGTTCTTGTACGCCACCAGCGCCCAGTGGGCGTGACGGGTGTGGGCCTTGACCCGCGTCTTTTTGATGTGAACCCTGCGGTAACCCCAGCCGTCGGCGAGCCGCTGCTCGAGGCGGTTCCGTGCCGCGATGAGTTCCGCGATTCGCTTCTCGAACTGCCTGGCGGTGAGGCGGGTCTGCGGCCCGGGCTCGCTGAATCCCTTCTTCCTATTACTTCTAGTACTAGAAGTTCCCATAGAGCACCTCAGCCGCTGTGAGCAGCACCAAGAGGAAGAGCCCTGCAGCCGTGACCGCGGCTGCGATGACCGCCTCGTTATTGGGTCGTGACTTCATCGAGACCTCCCGTCTCAGCGCGGTCGATAGTTTGCTCACGTGGCCTCCCGCAGCAACGAGGCCGTGACGTTCCAGCGGCAATTGGTGCCGTCCTGGATGACCTGCACGTTCACGCTCTTGATGCGCTCCACGACGCCGGTCTGCTTGAAGCCGTACCTGTCGTTCCATTCCACTCGCATGCCGACATGGAGTTGCCGCTTGCGTTGAGCGATTCGGGTCTCCCGGTTGTCATTGAAGGCGCGGCTCACTCGACGCGTGTCCTCCTCGTCGTCAAGCAGATGGATGAGGCGAACGAGAGTCGCCATGTCATCAATCGATAGTTTACTCACATCTTCCTCCTTGTGTAGGGGTACGCCGCGGGGTTGCGGCGAATCACCGAGTTGAAGTATCGGCCGACGCTCTCGGCCATCCAGAGTTCCAGCCACGTGGGGACCGAGACGTTGCGATAGACGTAGAGGAGCGTGGGGTCGGCCACGAAGACCGCATGGAGCCGCTTACGGCCCGGGTCATACCCTAGTTCCAATAGGTTGGTGCTATGCAGCCGGACCCGGCCGGTCCGCATGAAGTGGGCGCAGACGGAGTCGTCCTTCGACGGCACGACATTCACTTCCTCTGCTGGTTCGGCAGCCCTTGATAGAAGGCTAGTTCCATGCTCGCCATCGTCAGCGGCAGCCCCGCCTCCACCACGAACCCAGAGAGGTCTTTCGCTTCTTCAAGCCAGTGGCTATACTCGCCCTGGAGCGCCCGCTCGTGTTCCCTGAGTTCACGGGCACCCATGCTTCCCGTGCCGTCCATGTGACACTCGAGGAGTTGGTTCCAAGTGCTGGTTTCCGGCCAAGACTGGCCGAGGTTCTCGACCGTCCAACGAAGGGCCGAGGCCTTGACTAGCGCCTCGACGGTCGGGTGCACGACTGCCAGCAACCCATCCCGCCTCTTCTTGAAATGCTCGTGCATGTCAGGTCTCCTGTGTTTGTCTGAGTGAAACGGCGATTGGACCGGCCACCAAGCACCGGTCCTGTCTCCGAAACCCTCTCTCAGAGGAGCCTACGGGCCTCCACTTGGCGGCTTGCCGCTACTCCGCGGCCTGCTCCGTGGACTCCGGCGCTTCCGCGGCCGCCTTCGGGGCACGCTTCGGGGCCGGCAGGTTGCCGAACTGGTCCGACGCCAGCATGGCCAGGACCTCGCTCACGGTGTCCATGTCCGCCGGCACGTGGCAGGCGATGCGGCCGTTCGAGCCCGGGCCCTTCTCCAGTTCCTGGGCACCGGCGAGGACGCCGAGGAGGGGGAGGGTCGTGTCGACGCGCTTGACCTTGCGGGCCTGGAGCGCAATGTAGAGTTTGTGCCCCGTGGTTGCGTTCTTCACCTGGAAGTAACCCTTCTGCTGCTTCGTCTCGAGGCCGAGCGACTGGGCGTGGGCCGCGGTCGCCGCGATGAACGCCTCCCATGCCGGGGTCTTGGGCTCGGTCGGCTCGCTGCCGACGTCCGTCGATTCGATGTTGAGGTTCTCTTCGGTGCTGACGGTGTTCTCGATGTTCTCCATTGTCGTTGTCCCTTGCTTTGTTGTTTCGTCGCTCTTGAATCTCTTGAGAGGGGCCGGCAGAATCGCTAACCCCTCATCAACTTTATACTTCTAATATAACACTTGGCATCTCTGATGTAAACTCGGAAAATCTTAATACTTCATCAATAGCGCTACGTTTTGCTCTTCACGTTGAAGCGCTTCCTGAAACTCACGCAGTCCCTGTTCCGGCAGTCGGCGATTTTCTCGGACCGCAGTTTCCGCCCGCAGTCCGGGCAGGTCGGGTACTCTCCCCAGTGAGGGACGCAGACCCGACAGTCGTCCTGCATGCCGCCGACCTCGGGCGTGTGCGCCTGCCCGGAGCACTTGACCCAGACCGCGTCCCTCACAACTCCTGCTCCGGGTCAAGCCAACCGGTGTCGCCGTCGTATTCGTCGACGCTCTTGAGGAACGAAACGTAGTCGTCGACGCTCTCTCCCTCGTCGTAGGCCTCGCGGGCCTCGTCACCGCGACAACGGAACAGGAAGTCGGCCGACGAGCCGATGCCCCTGTTCCTGACCCGCCCCGCGGCGGCCATGTCGCACACCACGGCGGCCGACCATGCGAGCCAGGTTAGGTTCCTTTTGTTGTTGAGTATCACGACTTCTCCGTCCGCTTCTTGACGAGAAGGTCGTACAACCCGGTCCGCTGTCGGAAGCGAATTCGGGTCCGATACTCCCCGTCCTCCTCGGTGATTGGCAGGCCGCTCTTCACGAGCGCGGCCATGGCTGCTTCATAGGTCGGAAACCCCGTCTTGGTCTTCTCGTCGTCGCGCTTGTAGAAGATTGAATCGCCCATTTTTCGTTGCTCCTGTTGCGGGTTACGGGCCCGCAATCGGAGGGCCGCGTCAGTGCGGCCGAAATAACTTCAAGTAACGGCTCACCGCTACTTGACCAGCCCTCGCGCGATTGGTCGCACCTGCCACGGGGCACGGCTCAGCGGCGGCCCGAGTTTGGCACAGAACGTTTTGCAGACCCCAGGCAACTGGCCGCCCCCGGGTAGACCGCGGTCAGTCAGGAACTTGTTGATGTCACTCTGATTGGACAGCCAGTTTCGCTCTCTCATCCAGACCAGAAATTGAGCGTCACGGTCGGTCAACTCATGCGCCAGCGGCGTCAGCGCGTCCATGACCCATTCCAGCACGGCCTTGACGCTGGCGCTGAGTCGAGCGAGCCAGTCACACATCAGTTGCGGGACCGCATATTCGGTCACCCACTCTCCATTTTTCCATTGAAAGACCGATTTGGAGCGTGAAAAATGGCGTGTCAGGCCGAACACCTGACAAATCGGAGAATATGCGTTGTCGAGTCGCCAGTCATATCGAAGTTCGCCACGGACTTGGTCGAGCCAGAGACGTGAAGTCTTAATCTCTAAGACCCTATGGAGGTCTCCGTCCTTCCATACCTTGTGCGTCTCTGCGACCCACCCCGCTTCCAGCCTCCGGGCCAACGCTTCGATGTAGACGGCGTGGAAGAGGGCGGCCTTCTCCAGTGACTTGGGCAGTTCCACGTGGACGGAGACCGTCTCCCACTTTGACTCGGGATTGATTAAGACCGTCTTGGCGGCGTCCGGAACGTACGGGTCGAAGGCCTGCACCGTCGGGTTGCCCTCGCCGAGCCAGTACGGGTTCTCAGAGAAAACGTCACCGGCCACCCGCACGCTCGCGGCGAGGTCGTTCATCATGGCTCGGGTCTGAGCAACGGCGTCCAGAAACCTGGGGTCGTTGCGGGAGTTTCCGCGGGCCATGGCTACTTGATTCTCACTTCGAAGACTTGGGCCTTGAGTTCGGCGACCGAGCCCTTGGCGAAGGGCGACCACCGCTCCTGTCCGTCCGGGCCGAGCCGCAGCACGTCCGTGTAGACCTGGACCTCGTTGCCGTTCCAGTACGAGTTGCGTTCGCTGACCCGGAACGTCTCGCCGGGAAAGCCGGCCAGGCAGAACGTCTCGGGAAAGAGGGCGCAGGCCTCACGGACGGCCTGTAGTTGCTCCTGGTGCGTCTTAAACACTCTTTGTGTCTCCTGTTTCGTCTGAGCGGAACTGCTCAAACGCAAGCGGAGCGACGGCCACGGAGGCGCCGTCGATGTGTCTCAACCCACGTCAGGCTCGATGGGCATGATGACCGTGCAGCAGACCTGCATCACGAACCGACCCGGGTCCATGGCGAGCAACTCGGGTTCGTCCGGAAACGTGGCATCGGGATGCATCGCCGCCAGCACGGCCCGACCCTCCGCAGCGGCGGCCTCCAGTTGGGAGAGGGAGAAACTCGTCCCCTGGAGCGGACGCTCGGCGGAGTAGAGCACCTGCTGTCCGCAGCGATACAGGACCGCGACCTGCCACTGGCTCACGAACGCGCCTCCGCGATGCGATAGGCGGCGTCCAGCGGCAACCCTCGCGGCATCCGAAGGACCATGGCCTTGCGACCGTTCTGTTCGTTCCAGAAGGCCGCGCACATGTCGTCGTCCAATGACCCCGAGGACTTGGACCAGCGGCCGCCGAGCATCTCCCGGACCCGCTTGAGCGGCGAACCCTTCACGACCTCCTCGGTCCAAAGGGAGCGACGCGGACACCACTCCATCACGATGTGGATGTCGTTCATGGGGTCGCCTCCCCGCTGAGCCGCTGGCCCGCGTCCTCGGGAGTGACGTTGAGCATGGCCGCCAACTCGGCGGTCTTCTTAGCCTTCTCCTCGAGGATGTTCATGGCGTGCTGCTGGACCTCGATGAGTTGGGTCTCGGTCAACTGGCGCATGACGTCGGTCAGGTGGACGACCAACTCATCGACGTTGATGTCCCTGACCATGTCCTTGGCCATTCGCATCTGCTGCTCCGGGTTGCATGCCTCGCCGAACTCATGGGCCAGCCACTCGGCCACCGCATGGTGCTCGTCATGGAGGTTGGCCGCCGTTTCCAGGCAGGCCCCGGCCATGTTGAGGAGACGACGTGCGCTGTACTCGTCGCCGTTCTGCTCGAACGCTTGGACCAAGAGGCCTTCGATGTCCTTTGCGCCGAGTTCCTCAAGGGCCAGTTCGATGATTTCGTCCGTCTCGAGGTCGATTTCGACTTCCTTCTGAATAGTCGCCATTCGTTTCTCCTGTCTCGACGGCGGGATTGCCGTCGCGAGCGGAGGGCCGGACTTCCGCCGGCCGCTAAACATCACCTCTTAGTC